ATACGATTGAAGAATTCTATAAACCATATGTAAAGAATATGCCTACACAATTAGAAAGTCCTAGAACTTTAGTAGAAAGTACTTTACAAGGGGTTACTATTCCTAGTTATCAATACGAAGGGGTTGAGCAAGGTTTTGTTGACACTCTTAATAAGAACGAAATAAAAACAAATTGGAGAAGTACTTTAAACGCACAAGGATTAACAGAAAAAAATCTTACTTTAACTTTTAAATTGATAAACGGATACGTAAATTATTGGATTCTTTTAGATACGTTTTTCTTTCATTACGATTTTAAAAATCCAAATGCCTTTATTGGTGATATTAGTTTAAGAATGTTAGATAACCAAGACAATGTAATGTTTAGTAGGGTGTATCGAGATTGTATCTTAACAGGAATTAGTGATTTCGAACTTAGTTATTCTGAAAACATACAAACATTTGAAACATTCAGTATTACTTTGCAATATAGTAAAGTTGAATCGACTTTTGCCAATCCAGGAAATCCTAATACATTTAATAGTAATCCTAGTAATTTTACCGGTAAAATATCTGATATTAAAATACCATCCGAACAACCATCACAAGAACAGGAATCCGAACCAGAACCAGACCCTCTATTATTAGATGATTTAACGGGTTCAACTGGTGCCTTTAGTTTAAGAAAGTTAAAATCTTCTTATACTGGCAACGCTGTACAAGTAAGGCGCGCGAGTGATGACACTACGCAAGATATTGGTTTTGTAAATAATCAATTAGATACAGCAAGTTTAAATACTTTTTGTAGTGGTACAGATGGTTTTGTTACTATTTGGTATAATCAAAGCGACACAAATAATAACGCTATTCAAACTACTTCTAACAATCAGCCAAAAATCTATGATTCAACAACTGGTGTTGAATTAGAAAATGGCAAACCAGCAATAAACTTTATTAAAACTAGTTCTACTTATTTAGAAGTAATAGATAACACTTTTGGTAATATTGAAGACGCAATAAGTAACTTCACCGTGTTTAAAATTAACACGGGAACTACTAATTTCCCTATGTTGTTTACTAAATCTTATAGTGCTCCTGGTAGTATAAGTGTAAGTTCGAATGGTCCTGGTCAATCAAATACTGGGCAGATTAATCTATGGATTGATTCTCAATATATAACCTCTTCAGCTGGACCTGATATAAGAGGTAGTCAAAAATTATTAAACAATATTAATACTTTAGGTACAAACGGTATTAAAGTATATCTTGATTCAGTTTTAACTATTCAAGAAACATCTACAAAAGATTTATTAGGTTCAGGTACTGAAAAATTTACTATCGGTAGAAACGACCAAGGTGATAGCTATTATATGGATGGTACAATACAAGAAATAATATTATTTAGTTCTGACCAAACCACAAACAAAACAACAATAGAAAATAATATTAATACAAATTACACAATATACTAACATGAAAGGTTATAAATATAATACAGAAACCGAAGCAATAGATGCTAGAAAATTAGCAGCAGATTACAAAGGTTTACCAATCAACCCAAATGACATAACTATTTATTGGGTTAATTATCAATTTTCAGAACCTGATAATTTTTATTATGTTACCTATGTCGATGAGTTGGAGAATGTTTTAGGAGAACCTATTGAATTTGATATAACTCAGGTAGATTTAAACGAAAACAATTCTATTGATTAAATAAAAAAAAGGATATTCAGTGGAGAAATTTAATAATATATATAATTCGGTTTCATTCGATAAATTGAATGAAGAAAGAAAAATGCCTTTAGATAAGTATTTACAAGGTCTAAGCGATTTAGAAAGTGCTGCAAGAGATGAAAAGAATCCTTTAGTTACTAGTGGTGCACTTAAAGACTACTACAATAGAGCTATGCAAATAGGTAACAAATCAAAACATTTCGATAATAAACTTAGAAAGAAAATAAACAAGATTAACAAAGAACTTGCTAATTTAGGTAGTGGTAAAAAAACAAATGAAATTATTGCCGATAATATTGCTTTGATTTTAAAAGAAATTGAAAATAAAGATAAATTAGGAATTTTTAATGAAAATGATTTTTCAGCTACACCTGGTTCTATTAACGGAATGGGAGCAGTTGAAATACCAGAAGTAGGTGGAAATAAATTAGGTAGTGGTGATGTGTTTGGTGGAACAGCCGATGATGAAGTTTCGGTTCAAGAACCAGCAAAAACTATTTCGATGAAAAAATTCAAGAAAATTAAAGAAGATAAGGTTCTTTCAGAAAAAGAAATATATATTCCGATTAAGGATTTTGGAGACCCGGCAACTTTAATACAAATTTTAGCAACTGAATTATCAAAAAGAAATTCTGAAGACTTTTCTTCTATTGTACCTGAATTGACTAATTTACATATTAGTTATAATGGATTAGTAGATATAAAATCTTTAGATACTATTTCAAGAATATTAGATACAGATACTAAATCTTTAAAAAAGAAAATTGATAAAATAGTTTCTAAGAATATTGAAGTCTTAGAAAATTTACAAATAGAATTACTAACAAAAATACTAACAGAACCCGAAACTTTAAATGAAGGTATATTAGGTAGAGCATTGGGAGGTATAGCTGGATTTGCAGTTGGACCAAAAATCGGAAAGGCGATTGCTAAAGTTCTTGGAATAGAAAAAGGACCACTTTTTAATGTTCTTACTTCAAGAATAGTTAGTGCTGCATTAGCTCAAGAATTGACAAAAAAATTATTTTAATTATGAAACCTTTAAACCAATTCCTAAATGAATACAGAGACTATGTTGGAGAAAGAAACATAGAAAGAAAAAAGGAACTTTTGGCTGCCGAAAGAACAATAAATGGTAATAAACTTCTTAGTAAAAAACTTAAAGAAAAAGGATATGTTGTTAGAGTTGATGGTCCTCTTTTTAGCGACAAGGCAGATGGTGCTGACCGTATCGCAGTTATTAACAAAGGAAAAGATGTTTTCAGAATATTTCCACCAACGGTTCATACTAAAGAATGGTCTATAATTTTGATGGATGTACAAAGTGGATATATGTCTTATATAAGACAAAAAGATACTTATAGTGAAAAAGGATTATCTTCAGTAATAAACAGACTTATATACTTATTAGAATAAATTAATTATAATGCAATACTTATTTGAATTTTTTAAAGAAGATAAAAAGATTAAAAAACACGAAAGACTTTTAATTGATTCTGTTATTGAATTTATGCAAGATAAATTAAAATTCAAACCTAATAGAATAACAGTAAAGAAAAAGTTTTCTGATACACATATAGGAGATGTTGTACTTAGTGATGCATCTATAAATAAAGGTAAATTCACATTACATTTTAATCCAAATCAAGGTTATAGAATGATAATAGGTGCATTGATACACGAATTAACACATGTTAAACAAATATCAAAAGGTGAACTTAGAGCATCCGAAGATTGGAAATCTGTTTTATGGAAAGATGATACAGAACTTTCAGTTAAAGATTATAAAAAAGCTCAAAAAAACTACGATAACTATAAAAACCTGGCTTGGGAAAAGGAGGCATACGATAATCAAAACAATCTAAAAAATGAATATATTTCTTCTAAGTATTTTAAGAATCTTAAAGGAAAAGACGATACATTAGATTTCATAATTGATAATATATGAAACAACTAAAACAAACAGACTTAAAAATTATAAGAGAAAAATGGTACAAGGAACAAAATGGTATTTGTCCTATACTTGGAAACTATTATGATATTTCAGAATTTTGTATAGACCATCAACATAAACTTGTAAAAGAAGTTGCAGATGAAACAGGGAAAGGATTATGCAGAGGTGCAATTCAATTTCAAGCAAATGCATTAGAAGGAAAAATTACAAATTCATTCAATAGATTAGGATTAAGTAAACATATAGATATGATTACATTTCTTAGAAACCTTGCTGATTATTTAGAAAGTAACAAGATTCATACAGATGAAAAATTGATACATCCAAATGAAGCACCAAGAAAACCTATTTTAATGAAATCAAGTTACAATAAATTAGTAAAAGAAATTAATGGTAGACAAAAAGTTCCTGAATTTAAACAAAAGAAAGGTAACTTAACAGCACCATTAAAAAAACTATTTGAAAAATATAACGTAGAACCCCAATTTAAAAAGTCATGAAAAAACTATTTAGATATATGTTTAGGTGGCAAATGAGCACACCTATATTGGCAATTATTCCTTTTGTACTATCTAAGTTCAATATTTCCAACTTTTGGATAACAGCATTTATTGCTAATCTTATAGGTTCATTGATATTTTTTAAAGTAGATGAATATATTTTTTCTAAGGAATTAACAAGATTTCAAAGATTAAGATTGAAAGTTCTCAAAAGAAAAAATAAAAAACCTAAAAATCAGGTTCTACTATTCTTAAATCGTAATCGTTAAAATTTTCAAACATTTCTTTATCAGTCCTTAATCTTCTATCAACAGAATCAACATCGTTTCTACTTGATAACCTCATTTTACGAATCCTTTCATCAATATCTAAATAAACAATAAAAGAATTTTTTCTATCTTTTTTTGATAGTTCTTTTATTGAAGGTGGTGTCATTATGAATATTTCAGAACTATAAAATTCTTTTAAAGATGTTCCATAAAACCATCCTCTGAATTCTTTGTACTCATACAATTCTTTATTTTTAATCATTGAATCGAATTGTTCATTACTGCAATAGTAATAATCTACACCATCAATTTCTCCTACTCTTGCTTTTCTGGTAGTAAATGAAATACTTGGATTGAATCCTTTTTCTACTAATTTATTTTTAAGATAGTCTTTTCCGGAACCACCATGACCACATATTATTATTCTTTTGCTCATTATTCAAAAACTACTTCTATTTCTAAATCTTTTAATTTTAATTCAATCATTAATATTGTTTCTTCTTTATTTACGAAATGACAAATAATTTTTTCTATTTTTACTCTTTCAGGAACAATAATAATTTCTTCCGATAAATAATCTGTAACAACTATTTTATAATCACTACGAACATAGACTTCTAAATCTTCTCTTTTAAAATTATATACATTTACTAGTGTTCTATATGTATCATGTTTTTTACTATATTTGAATTGATTAAATTCCATTTGTTTTTACTTTAAGTTCTTATATATATTAAAGACAAATATCTATGTAAATCTTTCTTTATATTATCATTATTATTAATATATTATCTTTAATTAAACTAATACTAATAGATTTTTTAGCACTATATATTTTCCCCTGGAGAATTATACAATTATTAAATGAGTAGCCATCAGGTTTTATTTTATTTTACCCTAACTTTTTTTGATTTACCCCTCTATTTAGAATCATTCTAAATAGTAAAAATAATTTGATATTGATAAAATATTTTGATTATTAATTTGCTTAACTATATAAGTAATACAAAAGGTAGCTACTGAGTATGAAAGTAAATTTATAAAAACAAAGTAAAAAAAAGTAAAATTATGGTAGATATATTTGATTTATCCGTAGATGATTTAGACAAAGATGTAAAAAAATCATACGCAAACAACGAGTTCAAACCGAACCCTAAAGAAGCAAAAGACGGTGTTTATAGAGCACTAGTAAGACCAGTTTATTGGTTAGAAAATCACAAAAAATCCTTTATTCCAAAAACAACATTCTATTTTGATAAGAATGATGGTAACGACACAGGAAACAATTTCTTTGATTCAGCATTTTCTGTAAATGAAAAATGTTTAGCAATGGATACATTCTTTGATTTAAAAAGAGAAGCAAAGACTGATGCTAGAGCAGACCAATTAGCAAAGGATATTAGACCTAAAAGTTCATTCTTCTACTTAGTATTAGTAGAATCTGACGCTGTTAATCCAGATAACGAAGGAAAACTAATGGTTTATAAAGCACCTATTCAAGTGCATAAAATATTACAAGGTGCAATCAACGTATCCGATGAAGACAAATCAATAGGTATCAAACCTTGCAATATCTTTGACCCGTTTAAAGGTAAGTCCATAAGATTACAAATAAATACGGTTGGTAGTAATTGGAACTACAATGGAACTGTTACATTATCAGAAGCAGGTCCTCTAATGTTTAAAGGTTCTGAATTAACACCGGATAAGAAAACTGAATTCGTTGAATTCTTGCAAGAAGGAAATGCTTTGATGGCACCTTATAAGTATAAGAAAAGTTCGGATGAAAGATTGAAATTGTTATTATCTATAATTTCAGAAAAGACCGGAAAACAATTCGGTAATATTAAACCGGCAACAATTAGTGCTGATATTAAGATAGAAGGTTTAGATGAAACCCCAGCTCCAAAAAAGGAAGTAAAGGTTGAAGCAAAAAAAGAAGAGGTTCAAGAAAGTGTTGTAGAAGAAACACAAACGGATGCTTTGAAAAATGCAAGACCTGATAATACCCCCGAAGATGATTCTACTTTCGATGATATCTTAGAAGGATTAGATTTGTAATAATTAATAGTTTTTAAAGGGGAATAAGTTTTTTATTCCCCTTTTTTATTTCCAAAAAATCACAATGTCAAATTTAAGAAAAGATATAGAAGAAATCTGTAAAGATATACTGTATCATGCACATACAGATTCTGAAAAAAGAAGATTGGTAGATTCTAAAGAAAATCAATTAGAAATGGCTTGTCCTTGTTGTGGGGATTCTAAAACTAATCCATCAAAGAAACGAGGTATTTTATATTTAGATTCTTTTAAGTTCTATTGTTGGAATGGTAATTGTAATGCCAAATATTGGTCTATATTCAAGTTCTTTGATTATTTCGGTAAAAAATTAAAAAACTTAGACCAAATATCTGAAATTACAAAAGTAATTGAAAAATCAAAAAGATTAAGAAAACCTACAAAATTAATTGATTCAAGTGAATACTTTGAATTCTTATATAACAATTCTATTCCTATTATAGATTTAGAAAAACACTATGGGTTGTTTACTGCAGACCGTTGTAAATGGGGAACACAGTTTTTAAAAGGCAGATTGTTACATAGATTTCAAGATAGAATTCGATTTAGAAAAAACAAATTCGGTAATAGAGAAGTTTGGGTCCTGAATAAAATTGATGAAAATGAAAAGGTAGTAGGATTGCAAATAAAGAATTTAGATTTTGGTATGAAATATAGTACTAAAACTTTTCCTGTTCTATTAGAAGAAATGAAAAGAGAAGTAGAATATCCGGATGATGCACCTTTTGTAGAAAAACTTGCAACTTTATCAATAATTTTCAATTTATTCAATGTTGATATTGAAGATAAGGTAACTGTTTTTGAAGGACCATTTGATTCTTTCTTTGTTCCTAATTCTGTAGCAACTGCTGGTGCAAGTAAACTAAAGAACTTTTTTGATGGATTAGATAATATAAGGTATTGGTTCGATAACGATACTACCGGTAAAAATAGTGCAATAGATAAAATAAAGAGTAAAAATAACTGTTTTTTATGGAAAAGATTTTTCAAAAATTCTGCATTTAATAATAAGAAGATTAAAGATTTGAATGAGCTAGTAGTTTATATATACGAAAATAGAGAATATAAAAACTCACTTAGTTACGTTAAAGATTGCTTTAGTAAAAACAAATACGATATATATCATGTTTAATTTATACAAAAATAAAAAGAAAATTGTAAAGAGAAATGGTAAGTTATTTATTGTAGATTTTGACAAAGAAATTATTCCAGAACCGAAAGGTAATGATATAGTTATTGAACAAGAAAAACTAAAACCAACAATTAAAAAACCTACTATAAAAATTAAAGAACCCAAAAAAGGGAAAAAACTATTTTAATGTCTGAAGAAAAAGAAATATCCAAGTCTGAAAAATTAGATATTGCATTTGCAAAACAACGTCTTGAAATATCTACATATTTAAAAGAAAATATTACTACCCCTATGGGAAGTATTAATAATGTTGCAGATATTCAAGTTCATATATTATCACAAAGACAACTACTGGTAGATAAGTCAAATGAAATGAGAGTTTCGATTGTAAAAAGAAACAAATCTTTAGGTAGTACAAGAAAACAAAAGTACAGATTCTATAAATTAGAATATGATATCAAATTAAATGATTACGAAATAAAAAATCATATCGAAGCAGACCTGGAAGATAGTTACAATGTAATTAAAATGATTGAAAATCAAATAACTTTTTATAAAGAAACAATCGAAACTTTAGATAAGAGTATTTGGATGATAAAATACCTAATAGATACTGAAAAATTCAAATCAGGTAGTTTTTAGCATAGTTAAATAATATGTACTAAAGAAAGTAATTATGGTATTTGAGACAACTCACGAAGGTAAGATTTTAACACTAATAGATGCTACCGAATTAGAAAGAAAACAACTAAGTTTATCCTTAACAAAAAAACTTGAAACTTATAATTTTTTACCTCCAGCGGTAAAAAGAAAATGGAATGGGATTATATCTTATTTTCACAAAGATAAATTCGTTCCTATTGGATTATGGAAAGAAATTAAGTACGTAGCTGAAACTTATAAATTTCCTTTAGAAATAACAGGATTAGGTGATGCACTTTTTTACAAAGATATTTCTAGAAAAGAGTTTCAAGAATGGATTGAAAATAAATTCGAAGGTTCAATTGATTCTAAAGGTAAACCTTTTTTTCCGTATGATTATCAAATAAATACAGCATATAAAATATTAACTAATAAAATATGCATAAGTGAACTTACAACGGCTGCAGGTAAATCTTTGATTATATTTATATGTATCGCTTATTTTCAAGAAAAGGAATTAAGTAAAAAATTCTTAATGATTGTTCCATCAATTGACCTTGTTATTCAAGCATACGAAAATTTTCACGAATATAATTCTTTTTTAACAGAAGAAAATAAAATTCCTTTGCACATTAAACAAATTCACGGAGGAGAAAAGAAAGATTTTAAAGCATCGCAAAATATTCATGTTAGTACATTTCAATCATTAGGAAAATTTCAAAATTCTTATTTTAAAGCATTTGATACAGTTATTGTCGATGAGTGTCATAGAACAAAATCTAATACTATTAGAGAATGTATAAGTAAATGTGTTAATGTTGAAAGGCGATTCGGATTAACAGGAACAACACCTAAACAAGGCACACTTGATAGTTTAACACTTCAAGCTTATTTAGGACCGACTGTTATTAAAATTACTGCAGAAGAACTACAAGAAATGGGTACTATTTCAGAAGTAGAAATTGCAATAGTAGAATTCAATTATCCTGAAGAAGTTCAAAAAAGATTTGATTTAATTAGAAAAGATTTAAAAGGTGAAGACAAAGGTAAACTACTAAAAATAGAACAAGATTTTGTTATTCAATATAAACCAAGAATCGAAACTATATCCAAAATTATTTCAAAGGTACAAAAAAATCAATTAGTTTTGTTTCATAGACAAGCATATGGTAAAGAATTAAAAAAGTACTTAGAAGATAATACTGATAAAGAAATTTATTTTATATATGGTGAAATTAAAAAAGATGATAGAGTAGAAATAAAAAAACTAATGGAATCTGGTACTAATAAAGTTCTAGTAGCAAGTTATGGTACTCTTAGTACAGGAGTTAATATTAAAAATATTCACAATATTCATTTTACTGAATCTTTTAAATCCGATGTAATAGTTAGACAATCAATAGGAAGAGGATTAAGAACACACAAAGATAAAGATAAGTTAAGACTTTATGATTATGTAGATTGTTTAGATTCGAATAAGCGGTCAATGTTAGTAAATCATTCTAGAGTTAGAAAAACTATTTATAAAGAACAAGGATTCGACTATGTAATCAAAAAAGTTTCTTTGGGTTAAATATATAATGAAGGGCCTTTGTTATTTTCTGAATGAAAATTTTTCATTACAAGTAAAAGAATATTTAGATTCTAAATACGGAGATTCAGAGTATGAATCTTTAGAAAAAGCAAATGTTATTGCGTTATTAGACGGTATGATACAATTAAGTGTAACTACTAGAAATAAACCTAAAAATACAAATCCAGATTCCTTACAAGAAATAGGTTCAAGTTGGGTTTCTATTTATAAAAAAATAAAATAGTTATGAAATCACTTAATGAATTTTTAAATGAAGCATCTAAGTCAAAATCTCAAAGAAGATTATTCGGTATGGCATTAGCATATAAAAGAGGTGAAATAGAAAAAGATGAAGTATCTGATGAAATAATAGAACTTTCAAAGTTACCAGAAGATAAACTAAAAGATTATGCTGAAACTAAAGAAACTAATTTACCTGATAAGATTGACGAAAGAAAAACTTTACAAGTAAAAAGAAAATACGGTCAATATGATTCTATAAAAGTTGGTGCAAATGCTCCTGTTAGAAATAACATATTAGGTTTCATTGCAGAAAAAGGACATTGCACCAAACAAGAATTAAAAGAATTTATACAATCAAAAAATGAAGATTCTGGTTCTAGAACTAGTATGAGTTGGTTTAATAAAAATTCATCTTACATTAAAGAATTTACAAAAGATGGTGTAATATGTTGTAAACTTTCTAAATTAGGTCAAAGAGTTATAAACAAAACTACAATAAACGAATAGATTAAATAAACAAAGAAAAATAAAACATTTTACATGAAAAAGTTAACTAATTTTATAAACGAAGCTGAGAAGTCTAAAAAACAAAAAGAATATCAAGAATTTTTTGATAAAAAATTAAAGAAATTTGATGTTAAATCACCGGCTGAATTATCTGATGCTGACAAAAAGAAATTCTTTAATGAAATAGATAAAGAGTGGACACAAGAACCAACAAACGAAAAGCAAGTTGAAGAAGATTATGATTCAGAAGAAGATGAAGATTCTAAAGAAATGAAATCTAAAAAAGAATCTTACGAATCTAAGGACAAAGGAAAAGACAAAGAAGAATTATATTCATCTGAAGACGAAGAAATGGAAGAATCTGAAGACGATGAAATGGAAGAAGATAGTTATAACGAATCTAGTAAAAAAAAAGTAAATGAGGCAAAGAAAATCAAAGAAAAAGACGCTAAAAAAAGACTAGAACAAATTAGAAAATCTTTAAGAAGAGAAGACCTAAGTTATGGTGAAATTGCAGAACTTGAAGCACTTTCTGATTTTATCGAAGCTGATGATATCGAATTAAGACAAGCTGCTGGATTACCGGAAGCTGAGTATGACATGGATGGAAACATTCTTGAACATGACAAAGGTGAAACTGCAGAAATACACATTTCTAAAGATGATATGGAAAAGTTACACAAAGACGGTAAAGTTGATATCGACAAAAAAGGTGTAATTTTTAGTCTTGTTTTTAAACATAATGAATCAATGCACGAAGCTAAATTGAATGAATCAAAGAAAGATATTTTAAATACATTAAATGACTTGGCAGCAACCTTATATGACAAGAAGGACAAAAGACACAAAATGATTGGTGACTTTATAGATAAAATAGAAGACCAGTTTACCATTAGAGAATTGTCTTCTTTGCTCGAAGCTAAATTGAATGAAGATGGATATGCAGAAGGTTCTATTAAAGAAGCATTGGAATTATTAGCAGGTAGTACTAATAAAAGAGACAAGCAAATAATGAAATTACTAAGAAGCGCATTAAAAGATTTGTACTAAAAATAAAAAATAGAAATACTATTATAAAGGAACTTTTTAAGTTCCTTTTTTTGTTTGATTAAATAATAAAAACATATCTACACTATGATTAAATTATTCGAAGGTGGAAAAGCAGTTCCCAACGTAATGCCAATTAAAGCAGAGGAAACAATGCCAACTTTAAAAGATATAGATAAGAAAATCTTGATTAGATTTTTAAAACTTAAAGGTAAAGAATGGGCCGCATTAGGTTCAACAGGAAAAAAACTACCCGGACAAACAAGTGGAGATATTGATATTGCAATTGATATTAGTGCAATAGCAAAAAATCTAAAAATTTCAAAAGAAGAAGTTGGTCAAAAGATTTTAGATTTACTAGATGTTGCATATCCTAAAATGGATAAAAACTATATGCATGGATTAGGAATAATTTCATTAGCATATCCAATCAAAGGTGGTAGCGGAAATGTTCAAGTTGATTTAATGTTACAAGATAACATTGATTTTGCTAGATGGATGTTTCATTCTCCAGATTTTACAAAACAAGAATCGGCTTGGAAAGGTTTATATAGAACCGAATTATTAAAAGCTATTGGGTATGCTGTTACTGATGAAGGACTTACAACATATTGGGAAGATGAATTCGAAGGAAAATATAAAGGGCAAATTAAGAAATTGGGTAGAATTATGTTAGACCCCAACAAAGGATATAAAAAACAAATAAAATCTTACGTAGGAAAAACGGGTAAACTTGTAAAAACGGGTAAGAGTGAATGGGAAGAGTTCATAAGTAAAGACCCGGAACTAATTACAAAATCATTACTAGGTGTTGATGCAACAATTAAAGACACAAATTCATTTGAATCTGTTTGGAAAGCAATGCAAAAGAAAGATTTTCCCTGGAAGAAAGACCTCTCTAAAATTGTTGAATATTTTGTAGATGTTCTTAAAAGAAAAGGTTTACCATTACCTGAAGAATTAGGTATAAAAGAAAATTTTGATTTTAGGATGAAAAAATTTGCATTTTACCGAAAAAATTCGTAAATTTAAAAAAAGATATACCATGGCAGGATTACAACACCTATTCGACATATACAGTAAACAAGGTTCAGAATTTATAAATAACCTTTTCAATAAGAAATTAGTAGTTTCTGAAAAACCTGATGGTTCTGTTTTCTCAGCACAACAAAATTCAAATGGTACTATGGATTTCTTTAAAAGAGATGATAGACAACCAATAACTAAATTGGACAGAACTATAATGTCCCTGTACGAACCACCAATTGAATATATACAAAAAACAGTAGGTTCAAAAAAATTACCTGACAATTTAAGATTTGGATTCGAGTATTTTCAAAATACAAAACCAGTTTCTATTGCATATGATAGACTACCTAAAAATGGATTAGTCTTAACGCATATGAAAGAAATGAATGACAAAGGTAAAGTTACTAAATTTATTGACGACCCAAAAACTTTAAAAAAGTGGTCAAAATATTTTGATGTAGAAGAGCCTTTTATAATTTTTGATGGTACATTAAGTAAATTACAAAAAGAACAATTAGAAGACTTTTTGAAAACACCTTTTGAAGATTTAGTAAAAGAATTTAAAACATCATCTTTTACTAAATACATTGTTTCTATCTTGGACCCTAAACTAAAGAAAACGGCATTAAACAATACCTTAGACAAACCGATTGAAGGTTTAGTTTTTAAATTCAATGATGGTGAATATTTGGCAAAGGTAGTTGACCCAATGTTTACACAAATGGCAAGAGATAAAGCTTTTAATAGAGCCAATCAAACAGAAACTAATGATGAATTCGGATTAGTTCTATATTCATTTATAGGGTGGTTTGAAGAAAATGATGTTCTAAAAGATTTTATTGCTGATGGTTCTAATGAAGACGATAAATATTTAGATTTAATGACTAGAGTAGTAAAAAGATTTATTGATGAAAATTCAACTTTCTTAAAAGGACTTAACATTAAAAAACCAGATTTTGCAAAGGCACCAGAATTTGCATTGAATACAAAAATGATTAAAAGTAAAGAAGTTGTAGATTTCATAAAGAAAAATAAAGATTCGGAAGAAATATTTAAAATTTTATTATCTAGTTTTAGAAAACTTAAAAAAAGAAAAACAAAAAGAATTGATGACAATTTAAAGAATCAAATAAATTTAGTTGTTGGTAAAATTAAAGATATAACATCAAAAGTGAACGAAACCTTTTTGACATTTAGAGAATGGAAAAAAACATTGTAACCTTTTAGATTAAATACAATATAAAAATAATACATTATTATGGCTAAAGAAAAGAAAGAAAAAGTTGAAAAAGAAGTTAAAGTTGTTGACGAAGTTAAAGTTGTTGACGAAGTTAAAGTTGAAGAAGTAGTTGAAGAAAAAGTTGTTAAGACTGAAGGAAAAGGAAAGGTCGTTAAATTAAATCTAAAATATGCAACTTTTGAAGATGGAACTATTGTTGAAATAACAAGTAAAAAACAACATTCAGAACTCAAAAGATTAAGATAGTAAAAGCACTAATATCTAATGAAATAAGTAATAAAAAAGACTACAAACGTGGTCTTTTTTTAGTATTAAATAACATAAAGACAACATAAAGTGAATAAAGTATTAAAGGAATTTAACGTAAAACTAATAACAATTTTCTTATGTTTAATTTCTCCGGCTGTTATGATTATAAACAACGGAATACTCGATTCGCTATCTCAATATTGGGGAACACCTTTTCAACCCCTCTTTATTGTTTCAAATATAATATGTTCATATTTTTTCTTTTCGTTAAAGAATTGGAAAATTCCAAGTTTTTTCTTACTGTTACTAACAAGTTTTAATTGGTATGAATTTCAAATAGCACATAATATTTTTGCCCTTTGTTTTTACTTTTCTTGTATGTATTGCCTATTCATAAATAAAAGATTCTTAATTTATAGGTACTTATACATTTTATCAATCGTAGCATATCCGTACAGTATTCTTTTAGGTGAATTGATTAGTATATTTGTTCTTTGTTGTTTTCATTTACAAGTTCTTTTATATAAAAATAAGTTAGAAAAACGAAATACATTAAATAAGAAAACAAATACTTAGTATGGCAAAAGAAGATATTATAAAGAAAGATATAATTACTGAACTAAAAGATATGGAATCTGAAAATGACCAATCGCATTTAGAACCGGTTAATGTTGTTATCGGAAGATATCAACCGTTTACAATAGGACATTTAGGTATGGCCAAAGAATTGGAAAAAATTAACGGATTGCCATCAGTCTATATTTACATAAGAAGTAAAAGTGGAAAAAACTCTAAATTTAGTGATAATTTGACTATCAACTATATGGATGATATTGCAAAAGGTCAAGATTTAGTTAGAGACGCTTGGAGTATGACCGGTTCATTTATTCCTGTTGTTGTAATGGAAACTCAACGAAGAGGATACAATCCAGTTCTAATTGGTGCCGGAGAAGATAGAGCAAAAACTTATACCGGGATGGCAAAAAGAATGAAAAACATTACTACGCATCCTGATTTTGCAATTCAAGAATTAAAAGGAAGACTAACCTCAGGAACAGAAGTTAGACAAGCAATCATAGATGGTGATGAAAAGAAATTCAAAAAATTTACACCTAAACAAATTCATCCTTACTACAAACAACTTAAAGATGAATTAGAAGATACAGCAGTGCTTGCTGAATCTGTTGATATTGAATCTGTTGTTATGGATTGTAATTTAGATGTAGATATAATTTCTGACATATTGGAATCTTACGGTGAAGATTTATTTTCTGATGCTTTAATAGTTGAATCTATTTTAGATTATGAATTAAACGAAAAAAAGTCAAAAAGACAAACCTTTAGTGAATATCTTAAAGATTTGGATGATAGATTTGTAGATGGTATAAATGCAATTAAAGGACAAAACGGTTCAGATGATAAATTAGAAAATAGACAATCAGCGTTGCATTCTTTGAGTTCTATATTTAGAAATTACATTTCATCATTACAAAAAGAATACGGTAGAGATAAAAATCAATTAACTTTTATCAAGGAACAAGCCGAAATGCACAATATAGATATACTATCTTTAGAAGAAGCAATCAAATATAAAAAAGGTAAAACTTATCAATCCGGTCATGGTTGGACTGTTTACAAAAATGACGATGAAGTTCATTTTTCTATTGATGTAACCCCGGGAGCAGGTTGGCAAACAGACCCAAATTATACTGAAGAAATGAGATTTATGGATTCTGGTAAAAGAAAGGCAACATATAGAATCAAAAGTGGTAATATAGAAAAACAAGCAAAAGAAATGTTCGATATTGGTACTAAAGAAAATAACGAATATTACGGATTGACTTATAAAGATTATGCTGATATTATCAGATTATCAATTAATATGCAAAATGCCATAAATATGAACGAATCTGAATTGAATGAAAAGATTGACTTTAAAAAAGCATTTAAGTTCATTAAAAAGAATTTAAAAATAAAAAATATTGAACAAGCAACACCTCAAATTTATGATTATGTTGAAGAATACCTTAAAGATAAATTTGATTCTAGAGATTATAATGATGATGACTTTACTGGTAAGTTGCCAACTTTGTATGATGATGTAGAAATAAAAGGAATTGCTGTGGATTATATTCAAGATGTTATACATATAGAATATGATGGTCCAGATATGAGTGTATATCATAAAGGTGCTGTAGAAAGAATGAAGGAATCAATCCCTTTACCTAAAAATTTACAAGAAAATGTTAATGAATCTGAATTGAATGAAAAGTTTAACTTTAAAAAAGCAGTTAAGTCTATTAAAAAGTACTTAGATAAAGAAGATATTCAACAAGCAACACCTCAAATTTATGATTATGTTGAAGAATATCTTAGAAAAAAATATTGGAATTATAAAAAAGAGATAGATGAAATAGTAAAATCTATAAAAGGAATTGCGGTGGATTATATTCAAGATGTTATATACATAGAATATGAAATACCTGATGATGTATATCACAATACCAATCGAAAACAACGAATCAAACAATCAATTCCTTTACCTAAAAATTTACAAGAATCTATGAACGAAGGAAGAAAACCTAAATTAAAATTTAAAAAAGACCATCCTACTTATATGGCTGGATATGGTCAAACATTAAACGCTATTACTGACTATATAGAAGAAAATGGATATTTTTTTAATCAAGAAGAATTTTTTGCTTCATTTGGTGATGCATTCTTTAAACCGAAAAAAGGTAAAACGCAAAGAAAAACTATTACTATTTATCAAGATAAAGAATCGGTAAAACCAATAGGAAACTTACACATTTCTATTTATAATAGAGGGGTTGATGGAAATACATATGAACTGACTACGTATCACGACCAATTTATGGGAGAATCTGAATTCATAGGAGAAGAGAAAAAAATAAGTAGAAAAAATTTCTTGAAATTAATAAAACCATTAAAAGTTTTCATAAAAAACAATACTAAGAAAGAAGATTTATATGATTTGATTAAAAAGTTCTATGGTGAAAATGGCGTTGAAGTATTTGAAAACTTATATAGAAATCACAACCAGTCTTTAAACAAATCTAATGATAAAATTTTCGAAAAGATTTTGATGTTTAGAAACGGAACTTTAGAATTGGAAAATGATGAAAAAGAATTTATTCCTTTCTTATCAAAAATCTCTGAAAGTAAACTACAAAAATTCAAAGAATTTGAATACGAATCTAAAATTACTGAATCAGTAGCAAAAATTTTCGAAACGGATTCACCACTTGATTTTGAAGAATTCAAAGACAATGTACTTGAAAGTAATTTTATCAAAAGACATTTAAAACCTTTCTTAATGATGGAAGGATTGAATGACTACGCAATAGAAAAGTTAGTCGAAGGTTTCTTGAAAGTTAATCATGTAGAATATTGTAACTATTTTAAAGGAAATGTAAATGAAGGGAAAAAATCACCAGCTGCAACATTTATACTACAAAAAATGGATTCTGAAGAAGATGGTCAGGACAAGTACGAAGAATTCTTAGCAATGGCAATTGAAAAATTTCCTAAAGTTAAAAAAGAAGAATTAGAAAAAGAATTAGATTTATATATCTAATAAAAATTAAATAAGTTATGAAATCATTAAACGAATTTTTGAACGAAATAAGATATGAAGGAAACTATGTACTATTTTCTGGAACAGTAGATGTAAAAAATTCAAAATTTGCATCTGGTATTTTTAAAAAAGAAACTATCCAAGAAGTGTGGACTGATTGGGAAGATATGCACGCAGAAGTTTGGCAAGACGATGACGAAATGAAAAAAATTGATGGAGAACCTCTTGGATATAAAATAGTTTTTGGTTATGGTTCGGCAAATAACAAATTTAGTAAAAAACCAGAAGGAACTAGAGAAATGTTTGTTAATTATAACACTACGAAAAGAATAGGTAATTGGAAATTTTTAGAAACTGTTGATATGTCTAAAGAAACTATTAAAAGTTTAGAAATTAACTATGGTAGAAAAATAAAAACATATGTTTATAAATAAAAAAATTAGATATGCAATATAATCATTGGAAAGGAAATCTAATAAGTTCTTCAAACGGAACTTATATAATCACAGAAAATGGTGATGTGATAATAATCAAATAAAAAAAGGGAATCGAAATGATTCCCTTTTTAGTTAGTAGTATTTCTTACCGGTCTTTTGTTCAAATTCTTTTTGTTGCTTTTCATCCATAACACCCCATGTTTCATCATTCATTAGTTCTCTAACAATTTGTCTGAATTCATCACCAGCACCAAATGTTAATTTATGTTTTTCTTCTTTTGACATTTCACTTTGATTTGTGGTTGTTCCCTCTGTATTACTATGATGTTCTACAATCGAAGTTCCTACAAAAATGTGGGGTATCTTGTACCATTGACAAGCAACAGAATACCAATTATCACAAAACCAAAATTTTATTCGCTCTTCTAATTTACCGAACTTTTCAAAAACATTTCTTGATTGAAATAAACACCAACCAGCAACATGGTTACGAACACTATATCCAACTTGTATTTTATCTAAATTTTGTTTATGCCATTGCTCTTTTGGGTTGGCCGGAGATGCCGAAACATATTTCCATTGTTCACTATCTAATTTTCTTTGACTAAAAATAACTTGTAATATTTTCAATGCCCAATTTTTCTTAAAGTCTAAATCATTATTACATAAACAAGTCCATTCAGCTGTTCCTTGTTCTAATCCTAAATTTAAGTAAGTGTGATATCCGAATTCTAAATCTGAATGTATTGTTTTTACAGTGTGTCCTTTGGTTTCAAATTCATCAAAAGATGTTTCTGCATCACTTTCAACTACAATTGCATTAAAACGTATTAAAGAGCAATCTTCACTATCAAATAATGTTTGTAAACATTTTTTTGTTTCCTGAAGTAGTTCTTTGTTTTTTGCCCAAGATATTATGATGACATCAACATCAATTGGGTTTGCAGGTTTTTCTGACATTGTTTAAATTCTTTAAAATAAATCTTCTCTCTTTCTTATTTAATAAGTATATAAAAGCAAATATTTTTTATGGAACTAAGAATTAGTAATATTTTAGATTTACAATTAACCAATGACGATGTGAATTCGTTTATTGATGTTTTCGGAACACTTAAAAATGAGATACATGCACAAAAAAATAAAGTAGGATTTAAAAAGAATGGAAAAGTTACTATCGAATTGCACGAAGAAACAGTAGAATTTATAATTGCATTATGTGATTCTGCCGGTATTTTGAGCGAAACCGAAACTAAAGAACAAGAAAAAGAAAATGCTAAATGATATTAGACATAGAACAAAACAGATATTCGGATACTGTCAAAATTTCTTATATTGATTCTGATAGAAATAGACAAATTTTGTCTGTTAAAAAAAGAGACTTCTGGAAATGGAGATATTATGAAGGTCCTAATGCCGACATCAAATATAAATCTTGGGATGATAAAAGAGTAGTAAGAATTTCTTACAAAGATAACGATACAATTGATAAAAAAAGTATTTGGGAATGGATTAATACACATCCCGAATATAAAAAGATATTGTATGAATTCAATATGCCTAAGATTTTATTTTGCGATATTGAAACAGATATTCACGATGGATTCCCGGATGTAACCGTAGCAAAAGAAAAAATAACTGCAATAACTGTTTGTTGGAAAGATGACAATAATAAAATTCAAGTTGTTATATTAGGAGAAAAAGAAAATTTTGATTACGATAAGCAAAAGAAAATGAACGAATTCTTATCCGATTACTTTTCTAAAGTAACTGATTTGAAAATAATACTAAAATATATTCATATTCCGGATGAAGTAAAACTTTTAGAATCTTTTGTAAAGATATGTTCAAAATTTCACGTTATAACAGGATGGAACTTTATAAATACATTCAGACAAAATTGGATGAATAACAACGGATTTGATTGGCCTTTCTTGACTAAAAGAATGGATAACCTTAAAGTTGATTATAAATCTATTTCTCCTACCAACAAATTAAACAACAAAAAAGATGTAGGTAAAGTTCCCCACCACTTTTCAGTTATTGATTATATGTATTACTTTGATGCGTTCGATAGAAGTATAAAAATAAAGGAATCTAAAAGTTTAGATTTTATTTCTTCGCAAGTATTAAAGGTAAAAAAGTTGAAGTATGGAAATTATCCAGCAATGAATGGTGCTGTATTAAAAGAGATGTACGACAAAGATTATGATACATATTGTCTTTATAACGCAGTCGATACTATTCTTGTTCTATTGATTCACGAAAGAAGACAACCGTTTTCTGCAATCTTGGCACAAGGAAATGGTTCTTGTAATCCAATAGACAAGGCCGATTCTGCTGTAAATGTTACCGAAGGATATATGTCTAAGGCATATATAGAAAATGGAAAAGTTTTACCAAATATTGATATATCACAAAGAGAAAAAGAATGGTACGAAGGAGCTTATGTAAAATCACCTATTGCTGGACTGCATGAATTAACAGCTTGTTATGATTTTAGTTCACTGTATCCATCAATTTCTCGTTTCTTAGAATTAGGTTTTGAAAACTTTGATAGAAAGGAAACAAATAACCTAAAATATTACAGTAAATACAAACCAATAACTTCTAAAATAGAAAGACCTAAGAACGATGAAATCATTTCAGTATCTGGCTGTGTATTCAAAAAAGGAGAATCAACATTGAAAGGAGTATATGATGAATTGTATACCGATAGAAAGAAAAATCAATATCGTTCAAAATTATGTGCAAAAATAGCACATGAAATAAAACAAAACCGTAAATAATTACATTTAACTATAAACAAATACATTTAGCATGAAGAAAGTAATATTAAAAACCGTAGATTTAGTAAAGTTCAATAACTTTATAGATTCGTTAATTCCTTTAGATGAAGCCTCAACTATCTATTTCAAAATAGACCAAGAAGGAATCAGAACAGATGCACATAATTCATCTGGAACACTTATCAAAAGTATGAGAATGCAAATAGGAGAATTATGTGGTGAATCAAATTTAGATGGATTATCATCACCAATTAAACTTTGTTTCTATGATGGTAACAAAGTAAAGAAAGCATTTAGTTTTCTAAGTGGTGGTGAAATTAAAGTTGAAATTGTGTATTCTGAATTAGATGGAGAATATTTTGGTGAAACTATGAAAGTTTCCAGTCCTAAAATTTCATTAACATTAGATGCTGCAGACCCAACTCTTTTTGAATTTGCAAATGTTCCAGAAGAAAAGATTGCAGAAGTAAAAGATACATCATCTTCTGACTGTAAATTTAAAATGACTGCAAACGAAATCTTGCAAGTTAAGAAATTTATGGATTTTGATTCAAGTGATGAATTAGAATTTAAAGTCAACGGTCAAGTAAAGGTTTGTTCAGAAGGTTCATATTCTATTGATATAGATGAAGAATTCGAAGGACTTAATCAAGGTGGAGAAAAATCTTATAAGTTAGATAAGAAATTATTCAGAGCTGTTGATGCAAATTCATATAATGTTTATCCAATCTTAGATGAAGATAAGATTATCTTTGAAACAATTGACAAAACTATGGAAGTAGTTATTACGTTACATGAAGAAGTTGAACTTTAATGACAGCAACTATTCAAAATATGTCAACAGAAGAGATAGAGAATTTCGATTGGAGTTCTCTATCTCCATCTGAAACCGATTCGGTTCTATCTCAATTACAAGATGAAGCAAATATATATTCAACACTAGAACAATCCAATAAATTAGTATTGAATTCTATATACGGTGCGATGGCCAGTAAGTATTTTTATTTCTATAATAAAACACTTGCTGAAACAATTACTATGCAAGGTCAAGATGCAATTAGATATTCTGAAAAAGCATTAGATACTTACTTTCATAAAATGTTTCACAAAGATATTGCTCTTTTGAAAAAACTAAAAGATATATGTCCTGATGTAAACTTAGAACCAGTTCCTTGTGTAAAACCTACTGTTGTTTATATGGATACCGATTCGGCTTATGTTACCTTTGAAGAGGCTGCAGAAAAAATAAATTGGACGGGTTCTGCTGCTGATTTTATATTAACAATAAACGAATTTAGGTTAAAAAATTATCTAAAAAAGGTATTTGATAAATATGCACAATCTTACAACACTGAAAATTATTTAGATTTTGAATTAGAAACTATAAGTAAATCTGGTATTTGGGTTAAAAAGAAAAAATACACACAAGATATTGTCTGGCAAGATGGTAAGTTCTACGAACCAGGTACTTATACAAAAACGACAGGACTTGAAATTATTCGTTTAACAACACCGCCTTTTTGTAGACCGGAATTGTCTAAATTAGTTCAATGGATATTTGACAATGGTAAAAATTTCACACAAAGAGATATTACTATTGAATTATTGAAATTGAAAAAAAGATTTGCAATTGCTGACTTAGAAGATATTTGTATTACAACCGGAATAGGTGATTACGAAAAATATATTTTAGACGATAAAGAAAGTTTAAATTATGCAAGTGGTTGTAGTACGCATGTTAGAGGTGCTGCAATTCACAATATGTTTATTAACAACAATCCATCTTTTGAAAATAAGTACGAAAGACTTAGAACTGGAGATAAGGTTAAATGGTATTATGCAAAAGCACACAAAGAAGCATATAACGTATTTTCTTTCAATAGAGGAGCGCATCCTAAAGAATTTGCACCCGAAATTGATATTGATTTAATGTTCGAAAAAACAGTTATTAATCCATTGAACAATATTATTCAGTCGATGCCTGGTATAAATGCATTGTCAGGTTCGTTGAAAATTAAAAAACGTTTATTTTAAAATAATTTATAATATGGCAAAAACAAGTAAAAAACATAGTTCAGTTGATGATATTTTCAAAGAACTTGGGGAAATTAATCCTTTTGGTAGTAGTAATTTTGGTCAATCTGAAATTTATAAAAACAATGTTTGGATTGATTCTGGTAATTGGATTTTAAATGCGGCCCTAAGTGGTTCTATTAAAAAAGGATTTCCAAGTACTAAACAATCCTCTTTAGTTGGAGAATCTGGGTCTGGTAAAACATTCTTAACACTTAATGCTGTAAGGAATGCACAATTAGCCGGATACACACCAATTTACTACGATACCGAAGGGGCAGTTGACCCTCAAAGTTGTATAAATTTTGGAATTGATTTGAAAAACTTTAGACATGAACCTGTTTCAGAAATCGAAAAGTTAAAAACGATGTATGCTATTTTCATTAAGAACTTGACAGCATTAAAATTGAAAGGTCAAAAAATTCCTAAGTTTTTATTAGTTCTTGATTCAATAGGAATGGTTGCATCATCAAAAGAAATCGAAGATGCAAGAACAGGAAACAGTGCTGCAGATATGACTAGAGCAAAACAAATTCGTTCTTTCTTTAGAATCATTACTTCTGATTTGAATTCATTAGGTATTCCAATGATATTTACAAATCATACAATGGTAAACATTGGTGGTTATGGAGACCCGGTTGTTCAAGGTGGTGGAGGAGGAGTTGTTTATTCACCAAGTATCACCTTGTATCTATCTAAAGCAAAACTTAAAGATGATAAGAAAGATGAGAAAAGACAAACGGGTGTTATTGTAACAGCTAAAACTGGAAAGAATAGATTTGCTCAACCAAAAACAATCAAGTTCCCTATTTTCTTTGATAGACCATTTAATCGTTATATGGGCGTTCAAGATTATTTAGGATGGGATAATGTAGGTATTGCAAAAGGAAACTTACTAACAGAAAAAGAATACAATAAACTTACAGGAGCTGCAAAGGAAAAGGTAAAAATATTTACACCTACTGATAGTGAAGAGGTTATGTATTTTGCACCTAAAGAAACAGCGAGAAAATATATTGTTGAACATTTAGGTGAAGCAATTGATACTAGAGATTTGTTTAGTGAAAGAGTAATGCAACCCTTAGAGGACCGTTTCGATGAACTCATCAAAAAGGACTTTGAATTTAGTTCACAAGAAACAGATGATGAAATTGAAGATTTAATTGATACTTCTGAATTAGACGAATAAAATAAAATAATTTTAATAATAAGTTCCACATTTCTTTGATTTGTGGAATTTTTTTTGTATCTTATAATCGTATTAAATAGTCTATGAAACAATTAAATAATTTTTTAAACGAAGGTAAAAATAAAGATAAAAAAAGGGTTAGAATGATATTAGATTCTTTCTCTACTAATGCATATTCAACTCTTAAAACAGAAAAAGGACTTTATATTCCAGAAACCGACATTCAAAAAATTGCTAATGAAATTGGTGAATATTTATCATCTACCGATGTTCAATGGATTGTAAATCTATTGCAAAGTTATGTTAATACTGGTGGTTATGCTACTGGAAATTATATTTCTGGAGATGATATGAAAACAATCGCTAATCAAATCGTAAATAGTATATGAAAGCATTAAACGAATTTTTAAACGAAAGAAAAGAAAAATTTACTAAAGAAGATTTGATTAAACTACACAAATTATCAAAAGGAGAATCTTTTAAGACTTTCAAACAATATAAAGAACTAAGAAAAGATTTATTTGGTGATGTTATACCATCGGATATTGATGATGCTTTACAACAACTAGTAACAGCAAAAGATTTTGTAGATTATGTATTGTTCGGTAGAAAAAAAGATATATCAAACTTTTCTAACTACAAAATTGACCCCAAATTCGATAAATCAAAATTAGGATATTAATATGAAACAATTAAATAATTTTTTAAACGAAAAGATGAAAACATTTGTATATGGTGGTGTTACTTATCTAATTACTATGGATACTAGTGGTAGAAATGATATTGTATTTCAATATTTACCTAAAACATCTAAAGATTTTGATAGGGTCAACGCAGACAAAGAAAATCAAATAGATGAAATAGAATATCATATCAAAAATCAAACAGGATTTACTTTTAAATATGATGATGTTAATGTAAGAGGTGGATTGATTTTTTCTATAAGTAGAAGTGAATTCGAAGAACAAATAGTAAATAAGTTATAAGATATGAAAGCATTAAACGAATTTTTAAACGAAGGAAAGAAATTTAAGGAAGGTAGTATTGTTACTATCAAAGATGAATACTTAGATGACCCATCAGAAAAAGATATGGAATATAAAGTTGTTAATGTTAACAACGGTACTAAAAGAATAATCATTGAACCGATTGAATTTGATGGTGGTATTATTAAACCAGAACAAGTTGTTGGTATGAATATGGTTGAACTTAAAGAAAGTATTAACGAAGGATTTGAATCCGAAGGTAAATCTTTAAAAGATTTATTGAAAGCAATTAAGAAATTACCGGATACAATTTCATCAATAAGTGTTCCTGTTGATTTAAAGACATTTGCAAGTCAAAGTATTAAAATTGAACCTACGGATAAAAATTGGAGAAAAGAGGTTGAAAAAACATTAAAAGAAACTCTTAAAGGTAAAGATGCAAAAGCAATTGATACTTTTCAATTGAAGTCTTATTTTGGTAGAGGTGGAAAAGCAACAGATTCTTACTATATTAAATTAAGTTCGCAAGGTTCAAGAGATTTTGCAAGTGATATGGGCAAAGGAAAATTCGGTTCATTAGATTAAAAAAATTACAACTATGAATAACTTAAAACATTACTTAACAGAAAACGAATCTTTAAACGAAGCTAGAAATAGTAAAAAAGTTTTGTCTGACTTAGAATCTTATTTAGGAACTGAAGAAAAAGGTTCTACGGATTTACAATATTCATTTAAAGCAATATTGAAAGCTGCATTAATAGATGCAAACTTTCATTCAGAAGCTGGAATATTAGATTCTATATTTCCAAAGGCCAAATTGGATGATAGGATGGCTAGTAATAAAGAATATTGGGATAAAAGTCTTAGAGAAAGAGGTATAGGATATGCAAAAATGTTGAAATGGGATGGATATGATATATTATTCGTATTTGATGAATTTGCAAAAAAGTATCTTCCAGGGTTTGACATAAAAGGAATAATGGAATAGAATCATATAAATATTTATAATTAGAAGACTAAAATTTTTTAGTCTTTTTTTTGTTGTAATATACAAATAAAATTGTATGATAAACACAAACGAATTCGAAAAGATATTTTTACTATTCGCATTAGAAAATCCGGTCTACTTAGAACCAACTGAAAGAGGTTTCTTTTCTGTACCCGAAATAGATTTACTATCAACTTTATCAAAAAGATATTACAAAAAATATAAGATATCTCCATCCAAAGAAAACTTATGGATGCTTATTTCAACCGGAGAACTGGAAGAAAGATGTCCTAAAATATTCTTTGATGAAATCTTTAAAAAAGATATAAAAGAATATGATATTGATTGGGTAGAAGAAACTGCACAGTCGTGGATTAAGTGGAAACATTTAGATTCTTCTATTGTTGATACAGTCGAATATATTAATACTGCAAAGGTAACACCAGAAAACGTAGGTGATATTGTCGATTCGGTTAAGAACTTAATAAACGGTAGAAACAACATTACATTTGATGATGATTTAGGTACAGACTTTTTTGATACTAAATCGCATATTATGAATGCACAAGATTTATTAAGTTCTAATTATGATTTCATTGATAAGAACGTAGGTGGTCACTCTAAAGGTACATTGAATGTTTATGTTGCACCACCGAATACAGGAAAGTCTTTATTCTTAGCACAAGATGCTTCAAATTATTGTAAAGCTGGTAAAAACGTATTGTTTATATCACTTGAAATGGGAGGTCAAAAAGTGCATAAAAGAATAGGTGCTGATATATTCAATATGAATGTAAACGCATACGATAAGAAATCATTAGATGAAACTTTTATGAAACAAAAGATTCAAGATTTCAAGAATAGTAATATAGTTACACCTGGAGCATTGACTGTTAAAAATTACGAAACAAGTAATGCGACTGCTGATGACATTGATAATTTTATTGGCAAAGTTCAAGATGTTACCGGAATAGAATATGATGTAATTTTAGTTGATTATATTAATATTATGAAAGATAAAAGAAATCCTAATTCGGAATCTACGTATCTTAAAATAAAAAACATTTGTGAAGATTTAAGAGCTGTTGCTCAAAGAAGAAACGTAGTACTACTAAGTGCGACCCAAACAAATAGAGCAGGATTTGAATCATCAAACATTAATATGGGAATGATTGCAGAATCAGCTGGATTAGCCGCAACTTGTGATACTATCTTAGCAATCATCCAAACACCTGAAATGAATCTTGATGGATATTATTGGTTGAAACTTTTGAAAGTAAGAGATGGTCAAGGTAAAGGAATGAAGTGTAAAATAAACATAGACTATGACTATATGAGACTTCAAGAAACTAATACTGTAATCTTCGATGAAGAGATTTAAAATATTTCATCTAAAAAAAGCATTTAATAAGTATAATTAAAAACCTATATGTCAGACGAAAAGAAATCAAATAAACAAACAAACTACTATCTACAAGAAAGGTATTTAAGTGGGGAAATGAATACTACTGCAATATCATTCGAACCGGATACCGGCAGTAAAATGTATTCGAACAATTCACAAGAATCTGTAAGTAAGAGGTTAGATTTAGAAGAAATGGAATTATCAATACAAGACAACGAAACAATAAAACAAATAATTGATGATATTCCATTAGAAAGAACTATAAATTTACCTATCGAAAAGGTTAATAAGATTTATGCTTATTGTATGATTCTTTTAAAAACAAACGTACATTTATCCAGATTAACAAAGATAGAAATGTTTGCTTTAATTACAGAATACATTAATCTAAACGAAAAGGAAACTAAGTATTTCTACAAAAACCTTTCTATTAAATTTAAGGGAGAATTGTTAGATGAATTAAAAAACGCTAACCTATACAAAGATAATAAATTATTTTAAATATGTCAAAAGTATTCATTTTTACCGACCCACATTTAGGTGCTAGGTCAAATTCAACAGAATGGATGGATATAATGGAAGAGGCACATTTTAAATTCATTATTCCAACTATTAAAAAACATTTCAAACCAGGTGATATCATAATAAATTGTGGTGATGTTTTCGATAACAGAACATCCATCAATGTTAAATCTATGGATTTAGGTATCAAGATTTTTGAAGAACTAAGTGAAATTGGTCCTGTTCATATCATTGCTGGAAATCACGATATCTATTATAAAACAAGTACTGAAATATCAAGTTTAGATATACTAAAATATATTCCAAATGTTACTGTACATAAAGATGTTAATGTTTTAGAACATGATAGCATTAAGTTTTTAATGATGCCATGGCAAAAAGATGTAAAGGAAGAGGCCGAAACTTTACAAAAATATCAAAAAGAACATTCCTGTCAATATGCATTTATGCATGGAACATTTTCACTAATCAAATATAACAAGTACGTTAAAATTGATAAAAACGATGGTGCAAATCCTAAAAGTGCTGATGGTTATAAAAAAGTTTATACCGGACACATTCATTGGTCACAGCAAAAAGGAAATATTAATGTAGTAGGTACACCTTATCAAATTACAAGAGGAGATTCTGGCAATTCAAAAGGTATGTTTGTATTAGACTTAGAAACAGGAAAAGAAACATTTTATGAAAATAACATTTCCCCTAAATTTATTCAATTTACTATTGATGAAATTAGTAAAGAACAAATGATGAATATCAATGAACAAAGTAAAAATAATTTTGTAGATATAAACATTAAAGAAAAACTGTTATCTACACATTCATCAAAATTAACAAAAATATTTCATAAGATAGGAGAAAACGCAAGGATGTTGAATATTTTTCCTATCGAATCTGATTATGGTGAAATTGATGAAGAATCATCTTCTTTAGATGCAAAAGAACTTATTAATAAAGAAATTGATAACAGATTTAAAGGAGAAGATAATAAGAAAGCAAGAAAGATTTTTGAAAATTTATTTAAAGGAATATGAAATTAGTTAAATTAGAATACAAAAACTTTAACTCATACGGAAATAAGATTACCAAAATAGAATTCGATGAAAAAGGTAATATGATAATGCTTATAGGTCAATCTGGACATGGTAAGTCAACTATAAGAGAAGTTATATCATATTTGATTTATGGAAAGGTACAGGAAAAGAAACTTGGTGATTTACCTAATAGAATCAATAAATCGCTTTGGGGTAAAGTTACTTTGATTGCAAAAGGTTCTACTATTATAATTGAAAGAGGTATAACACCTAAAGTTTTCAATGTTTGGATTGATGGTGTTCCGCAAGAAGTTGCCGGAAACAGTAACATTCAAGGTATAATTGAAAATGATTATATGAAAATACCTCAATCAACTTTTGACAATGTTATTTCTATATCGGTTGATAAATTCAAATCATTTTTAACAATGAAACCGTCCGATAAAAGAAAGATATTAGACCAAATATTTGGTATATTGTTTTTTAATAAAATACACGATTCATTGAAAGATTTTGTAAAAGAATATAACAATGAAATAGGAAACTTAGAAGGTCAAGTTCGGGTCTTGATGGAAAACAAAAAAACTATTGAAGAAAAAATTAAATCTTTAGATGCAGAAAAGTCGAAAGACATAACGGACAAATTAGAAGAGATTATTACAAACATAAATTCTTTGACTGAAAGTATGTTAGAAATGACCGAAACATCAAAGGATATTGATAGTAAGTCTAATCTTGCATTTGAAAAAATGAAAAAATTGACTAGAACAAAAAACGAATATAACTTTCAAATTAAAGATTGCAGTCACAAATTAAAAGTTTATGATACAGATACTTGTCCATCTTGTGGGTCTGATTTGACAGATGATATTCACATAAAAAATAAAGAAAAGATTGAAGAAGAAAAAATTCAATATGAAAATGAATTAAAGGAAGTAAAAACAGATATCAATAAATTAAAAGATATTCAATCTAAAATAGATAAGAAAAAACAACTTTTAGGTAATACTATTTATGAAACAAGATTATCTTTAGATAAATTGAAAGGTAAAAAAGAAAACTTATCGAAACCTAAAGTAGAAACAAACGAATTCGATTCTGTATTAGAAAATACTATTGAAAAGATTGATTTGATATTAATTGCAGTGCAAGAAAAGAAGAAAAATGAATATCTATATACTGAATTAAGTAAGATATTTGGTGAAGATGGTGTTAAGTTACAAATAATGAAAAACTTTCTACCTAGTTTTAATAAGTCTATAAATGAAATTAGTAAAAAATTACATTTTCCATATAAGGTTGAAATTGACGAAAGGTTTAATAGTAAGTTGATATCTATTGGTGAAGAAATTAATCCCAAAACTCTTAGTACAGGAGAAAGGAAAAAAGCTGATTTTGCTGTATTAATTTCTTTGATACATATTATGAAAAGAAATTATCCTAATATCAATTTATTATTTTTAGATGAAATACTTGCAAGTATAGATAGTTATGGAGTTTATGAAATGTTGAACTTAATTAGAAATGTAGTAGATGAATTAGACCTAACAGTATTTGTAATCAATCATAGTGAGTTGCCAAAAGAAATGTTTGATTTCGTATATTCAGTAAACAAAGTGGCTGGATTTAGTGAATTAGAAGTAAATCCTTGCTAATTAAATAGAATATGGAAACTTACAATAACTATCAAAACAAAGATGATGTATTATTTAGGAATATTATTATAGGTACATTACATGCTTTAGATGATAGGATATTTTGGAACAATGTTATAGACAATAAAAAAACAAAAGTAGATGTCCCGGCATACTTTACGATTGCTGGTTCAGAAAGATTTTTAAGTGATATATTTTTAAATTCGGATGAATTAAAAAAGAATGGTAAAGCAACAGGATTATATGAAAAATTTCCTAGAGCTGTAATGAATTTAACAGGAATATCTTTACAAGAAGAATATTTGACTAATAAATTTAAAAGAGCAAATTTCATTAAACAAACAGAAGATGGTGAAGTTAAACAATTCAATTCTGAATTTATGGAAGCTCCTTTTAAAATGGATTTCGAAATTACAATTTTTGTAGATTCGGTAGTAGATATATTCAAATGCATAAATGGAATATTTTCAAATATGTATAAAAACGTTTATTATTTTGTAGATGTTTTTAGTGTAAAAGTACCTTGTTACTTTTCGATTCCTCCGGATATAAATAAAGAAAGAATGGTACAATTTGGATTGTCAGACAAAAAAGAAATTCAAATAACATTTCCAATAGAAGTTCAAGCAAGTTATCCTATGTTCAAAAGTGAAACTGAACTATTTGCCGGAGATAGAATGGAAAACATTATAAATAATATATACATCGTATCCGATAAAAAAGATAATACGGATTCATCAGGGCGCAAAATTCAAGTAGAAAAGGATGTATGGCCGACTGGAAATAATAAAGAAAGTTTTTACGGAAAAGATGTGATTAAATAAGTAAATAAGTAAATAATAAAAATAAAAACAACAAAATGAGAATTAACGTTATTGAAAAATTCGGATTATACAAAAGACTTGCTGACTTATCAAATGGTCTTAATGAGCACGAAGAATCTCAAAGTATATGCAACAAAGCAATTCACGATTTAAAGAGTGGTTTTACTACTAACAAATTTGAATTGTACTTAGAACAATTAAAACAATATGACTGGGTTTCTGTTGTTGAAAATTTCTTAGAAGATGTAGAAACATTTTTAAATGAAAATACATACGGTTTAGAACTAGAAAGAATAATGAACAAATTAGACGGTGTTTCAACTTATGGTCCTATCGTAGAATCTATAAAAGAAATTGTTGTATTAGAAGAATCTGAAATAAAAGATAGTATTTCTTCATTGGCAAAGTTCAAATATGAACCAAACGTTAGAAGAATGGTTGAATCTTTTGAAAGTGCAGAATTTGGTGTACAAAAAAATGAAAAAGCATCTATCGGAAGTTCTATAATCTCCCCTATTATGCAAGTTGCAGAAGGATTTGTTTTTTCATCTAATAGTGGAAATCATATTGTAACAAGTGATATTACTAAAGTTGAAAGATTCAATGGTAAAGTATCAAGTGAATTTGCGGCTGCTCAAAGAGCATTAAGTATCTTTAATTACAAAGGTAATAATGTTTTTGAAGCAAACATAAAAAATGCAAACATTCAAATAGTTGCAAGTGAAGAAGGAAACGAAATTACTATCAACGAAAGTAAAATAGAAAACAAACAACAGTTGACTAGAGTATTGAAGAATTCAGGATTCATCAACTACACAGATACTAAAACAAGGTCTATCGTAGAATTTATGTTCGAAAATGCAAATACATTTGTAGAATTAGATTTTGTTAAAAGTGTAGAAACTGTAAACGAAAACTTTGAAATATTTAAAATGTCAAACAACGAAGTTTCTATTTCTAAATTTGATAAGAAAACAAGAGGATTTGTTTTAGAATCTTTAGATATCGAAGATGTTCAAGAATTGTCTGAATCTTTGAATAAGAAATATGACTTAGATTTCAATAACATTCTTGAAGGTTTACATATCAATGTTGATTCTTTAGAATTTAAAAGTTTAGTTGAAAACCTTGATATTTCAAGAGTAGTTGATATGACTAAAACTGATGAAATTTATTCTAAAATAGATGAAGCAGTTGCTAAGTATAACGAATTAAATGTTGAAAACAGAGCAAATGTTGAAAGAGAATTTATTAAGTTACAAGAAATGGAAAACATCTTGAAAAGTGAAGAGGTTACATTCTTAGTTGAAACTAAAAAAGCATTAGTTGAAAAACTTGATGAAGGTGAAGAGTTAGATAAATCATTTGAAATGCTGAACGAAGAACTTTCTAATTTAGTAGGAGAAAGTAACATGGGATATGGTCCCGGTACAAGAGTATCTAAAATAGGAAATCATATTGCATCAAGAATGAAAGACGCTAATGCTGCTCAAAAGAAGGGACATGGAATGTTTAGTCCTGACATTATCAAAAAAGTAGAAAAGTTGAAAACGATTTCTGCTGAAGAATTGGATGCTATGTTACCTGACTATATTCCAGGACCTGAAATTCATGCATTATTCAAATAATAAAATAAATTGTATATAAAATACATTTAACTAATAGGGAAACATTCAGTTTCCCTTTTTTAAAATTATAGATATGGCAAAAAGTAAAAATTACCTAAATAAGAAAGACTTATTAGAAGAAATTTACAAATCTAGAGAACAGGATGAATTGACTAGTAGATGTACTAAAATGTTAATGTTACTTGCCCAAAAAACAATCAGAAAACTTTATTACAAATGTGAAGATGATAAGCAACATGCACTATCCGAAGCATATTTTGACCTTGCTAAAAACTGGAGAAAATTTGACCCAGATTTTGCTCGTTTTCATGGTTATGCCGATTTAAAACCGGGAGATGAAATAAGAGTTCATCCAGAAAAAGGTTCTCCTAGAACTGCAGCCGCAATTGTAGTAGAAAATTATCCGATTGACAAACTTATAGAAGAAAAAAGAGAAGAAATTAAAAACATAGGTGCCGTTATGACAACATTTGGATTTAGTTATGATGAAAAATCTAAAGAACTTTCTATATCTTATTGTTTACCTGAAAATTATAATAGAAAAACTGGTGAAGGTGAAAGAGAAAGAAATGTATATGATGCATCGGATTACAATAGAATTAAACTTGAATATATTGTAAAGAAAAATCAAAGAGATGTTGCAATTTTCGATAAAGAACAAATAATAATTAAAGACCCAAATCCATTCTCATTTTTCACTTCGTCTTGTATAAACGGATATGCAAAAGGATGGAAAAGATTATATCCTAAAAAATCAAAAGGATTATTGTTAAGTATAGATTCTGGATATAATACTGATGGTGATGGAATGCATTCACTATAAGTCTTGAACCATATAATTAATCCACTATTATTAATTTAATAGTGGTTTTTTATGACTATTAAATAACTATATGAGCATCAAGAACTTAAAACCTACTAAAAATGCACGAACAAAACAAGGATATTTTCCTGTATCTGAATCCGTTAAGTATATTGGTGCTGTTAAAAAAGTTATTTATCGTTCATCTTGGGAACAAAGATTTTGCATTTGGTGTGAACGTAGTCCACAAGTTGAAAAATGGGCATCTGAATCTGTTGCAATAAAATATCATTGTCCTATTGAAAATAGAATAAAAAATTACTATCCAGATTTTTTAGTAAAATTATCAACTGGAAAAACTTGGTTAGTAGAAGTAAAACCTGCACAAGAATATAAACAACCACCGACAAAACCTAAGAGAAAAACAAAGAAAGCATTGACTAGTTATGAATATTTGATGAAAAACTACTTAGTAAATAAATCAAAGTTTAAATCGGCAATTGCTTTTTGTAAAACAAAAGATTGGGTATTTTTTGTTGCTGATGAAAATTGGTTCAAGAATAAATGATAATAGAAGATATAAAGGATATAAAAGCAAAAAAAGGTTTAAAGGTTGCCGAAGATGAATCATATGCTTGGTTTAAAAAAGCTAAAAGTAATCCTTATGACCCGACTGTTGTTTTTTGTGAAAATCAAATGATGCAAGTTGGTAAAATAAATCAATTCAAATATAATCCTAAAGGTAAAGATACTTTAGATTATTACGATAAAAAACCTTTAGTTCTTAGTTTAGGAATTATACAAAGAAAAAAAATGAGATATGAACTAGGTTTAAATTTAAACTTTATCCCAGCACCATATAAATGGTATATTTTAGAAACTATTCAAAGAACATATAGTGGATTTTTTCAAAGACAAAAAGACGGTAAAGCATCAAATAATGCACTAAAACAACCACAAATAATGTATAGATATGCAGTAGTAAAGGCTTTACTTTCTAAGTATGGTTTTGAATTTGCAATAAGAACTTACATACCCAGTAGAAAATCTAAAGTATATTGCATAAACTATAATAGTTGGGTAGATTGTGCATTTCTATCAATTGAAAAGTTTGAAGGTATATCATACAACGAAATGATTCAAGAATTTACAAAAGCAAAGAATTCTAAGTAATTAAATAATACAACAAAAGAAAACGATATGGCATCTATATTTAATAGAAATGGAGTGAATAGTACTAATCCAAATGTTAACAATAAAACATTTAGAAATACTACACTTAGAAAATTATCAGGAAGAGGATACGATTTTAAGGATAGTGTTATATCTAATTCAGAAGCAATAGGTTCTATTGAAAACGAAATAGGTTGGCAAGATAATAACAATATGTTACGTTATGGTTATGATAACAACAACATGGACCAACTATATGATTTTTCTTATTCTGACATTTATTCTAAAAAGAATATTCCATTTTTTGACGAAAGTTATCCAGGAAGAATAGAACAACTTAGAAAGTATGCAATGCAAGATGAAATCGAAATGGTTTTGGATACTTTAACGGATGAAATTGTTGTTTATAATACAGATAGATATTTTGCACAAATTGATTTTGAATCAGACCCGAATATGAAAGAAGAATTTTCAGAAATTATAAACGAAAATTTAAACGATAATTTCAAGAAAATATATAATCTTTTTGGATTCAAAAATGAAAATACAGCTTGGTATTTTGTAAAGAAATTTTTAATTGATGGATACCTAGCATACGAAATTATTTGGGATAATTCAAATACTAATATTATAGGATTTAAAGAACTAGACCCAATTTCATTGACACCTAAAATTTATGAAGATGGTACCAGAGGTTGGGTACAATATCCACTAGATGCTGTAAAGAAAAGAGAATTGTCCGATGCACAAGTTATATTCTTATCTTATTCTGCAATCAATAACGAAAATAGAGTTTCTTATACTGAAAGATTAATACGTTCTTTTAACTTATTGAGAATTATGGAACAATCTAGAATTATTTGGGCTGTTGTAAATTCATCATATAAAACTAAGTTCGTTATACCGGTTGGTGGGAAATCTAAACAAATGGCAAAACAGACTCTTGGTTCTTTAATGCAATCATATAGAGAAAATGTAGATTTTGATAACGAATCTGGAGAATTGAAAATAAACGGTAAATCAATGATGCCGTTTTCAAAAGAATATTGGATTCCTGAAGGTGACCAAGGAACCCCTCAAATTGAAAATATAGGAAATGATGGTCCCGATTTATCCGATACTGAATCTTTGAATTATTTCGTTGATAAATTAATTCAAGTTTCGAAAGTTCCTAGAAACCGATTTATAAAAGATGAATCCCCTACATTCGAATCTTCAGCCGAAGGATATACTAGAGAAGAAATATATTTCAGTAGATTTGTTGATAGATTAAGAGGTAAAATACAAGAAATACTTATCAGACCTGTAGTTTTACAAACTAAAAGAGATATCAAAGAATTAGCCGATGACCCATTATTCGAATCAAAAGTAAATTTATCTTGGGCAAGATATGATATATTTGAAAAATTAAAAGAAACTGAATTACTACAAAGTGAACTAGACTTAATTAGTTCTGCAAAAGATTCATTGATTGATTTTGATGCTGAAGGAAATGAAGTAAGATTTTTTAGTTCTGAATTTTTAGTTAGAAAATTCCTTACAACTTTATCCGAATCTGACTTAAAACTTAATAGAAAGTTAAAAGCCAAAGAAGATAAACAAATGGAAGAAGGAATGGAAGATGACGAAGATGCAGACTTTTAAAAAGTTAAAAATAAATTTGATTAAATAATATAAATTATAACAAAATTAATTAAAGAAAATGAAAGATTACTTATTAATAGAAAAATCGAAATTTTCAGTAAAGCCTATCGCTAATGCATCTGATAATGATAAATATGTCTTAGAAGGTGTATTTACAGAATTTGATTCTGAAAATAGAAACGGTAGAGTTTATACTAGAAAAGAATTTCAACCGCATTTCGAAGCACTAAAAAAAGTTGTAGAAAGTGGAACAGCTGTTGGTGAATTAGACCACCCAAAACAATTTGAAACTACATTGAAAAATGTATCTCATAAAATTGAAGAAATTTGGATGGACGAAAAAAACAACAGGGTGATGGGAAAAATCAAATTGTTGGATACTGATGCTGGTAAACAAGCAAAAGCAATTGTTGATGCTGGAATTCCTTTACATATATCATCAAGAGCTGCCGGTACTGTTACAGAAGATAAATCAGTAAAGATTCATAAATTATTTACCTACGATTTAGTTGACACGCCAGGTTTTGCAAATGCAAGATTAAGTAGTGTAAATGAATCATTCGGAATGCTAAACGAAAATACAGAATTAGATGTATTTAGTGATTTTGCAATCTATGAAATAGGTAAACAAATCAAACAAGATATTAAAGAGTTAAATAATAAAAATAAGCACGTAGAAACAATGGATTATCTAAAAGAAAGCGAATTCAACAAATACACAGATTTCACAAAAGAGGCAATAGAAGGTGTTAAATCCGAAATTGCTGACATGAAAGAAATTCAAGAAAGTATTATTGAACAAAACGATGGTATCGTAGAAGAATACAGTAATGCTGAATTCAAACAAAAATTTGAATCTGTAAATCAAAAATTATCAGCAATTGAAAAATGGGCTGACCATGTAAAAGAAGAATTTGATTCTGTTAAAGAAGGTTCGGATTCATCTTTACAAGAAAAGTATGATGAATTAGAAGCAAAGTTTGAATCAATGGTTAATTGGTCTAATCACGTAACAGAAACTGTTAGTGCAATAGAAGATTGGTCACAACATGCAACTGATACTGTTAATGGTGTAGAATCTTGGTCACAACACGTTACTGAAACTGTTAGTGCATTAGAAGATTGGTCTGACCACGCAACGGATACTGTTTCTGGTGTAGAAAAATGGTCTAATCATGTAACTGAATCTGTTAGTGCAATTGAAAATTGGACAGACCACGTAACTGAATCTGTATCGAGTTTAGAAAATTCTGATACAAAAGGAGTAAGAAATGAAAAAATCAACGAATCAAAAATCGAAGATTTTAAAGAAAGTATATATAATAAACTAGAGAATATCTTAGAAGCTAAGGAGCAAAGAGCAACTGACAACAACTCTCTAAACGAATCACAAAAAGTAGATTTAAACGAAAGTAAGCAAGAAGCACCATTATGGATGCAATTAATGCCTACTAAGTATAAAGAAACTTGGAATGATTTACAAGAAGGCGAAAAGTCGAGAATTAAAAAAAGAGCATCACTTTTCAATTTCATTAATGAATCTTCAATCAAGTCATTTTGGAACAATGAGTTCACAAAAGAAAATTTGATTAAAGAGGAAAAAAAGGAAAATGTTGAAAAACCATCTCAAAGTCAACTTACGGAAGCAAGACTTGCTAAGTTAAGAGGATTTAGAATGATTTAAAATATTTGAATTTAAAACAAAAAAAATGTTGTTAAAATGAACAAACATCAATTATTAGAAAACTGGTCACCAGTTATCGACCAAACAATTGGAACGGGTGTAGACAAATCTAAAAAAGAATTAGTTGCTACAATCTGTCAATTACAAGAAAACTACGAAGCAAGACTTGGTGGTGGACTAAATGAAAATAACTTTTACGCAACCCCTGGTTCTGTAAATGGTATGGGAGCTGTAGAATTACCATCTTCAACTGGTCAAGGTTGGACAGGAGGAACTAAAGGTTCTGGAGATGTACCTTATTCTCTTTTACCATTAGCAATTCAAGTTGCTGCACAAACAATTGGATTGGAATTAGTTCCAACTATTCCAATGAATTCACCAGTAGGAATGTTATCTTATATGGATTTCGTTTACGGTGGAGGTAAAAATGGATATGCTGCATTGTCTGACCCATATGCTACTGGAACTGATGGTAAATCACCTAATTCTCCACTTTACGTTAAATTTAAAGCTGTAGATGTTACTGCGGGTGCTATTGTTGATGGTGCTACGTTTACTTTTGCAAATGCAAATGGTAATGGTGTTGCTGAAGGATTGTTATTTACGGTTCTTGGAAAGTCAAGAATTGATGGATATGTAATTGCTAAAGTGCCAGAAAAATTAACTGGAACTAATACAATTTCAGCTATAATTCCTGCAGTTACTGCACCGGGAGCTGGAACAGTAATTGTTGCTACAAACCCTGGAACAGTAGGAGCTGCCGGAACTTTTAACATTGAATCTAAAGCAGAATTAGTTAAAGGTTTAGAAGACCACATCGTTGATTTCTCAACTAACCAAGGTGTTTCTGAATTCGGTGAAGTTACTAAAATGACTAGACAACAAGGTGAAGCTATTCAATCTAATACTGGAAACCTTCAATTATTCTCTAAAGCTATTGAAGCAAAAACGGTTCAAGCCGCTGCTGCAGTAACAAGAGAGCAATTAATGGATTTAAAACAATTCGGTATTGATGCGGTTGCACAAGCAAACCAATTCTTAGCAAACGAAATGACACAAGTTATCAATAGAGATATACTTAGTAACATTTTCAGATTAGGAAAATTGAACCATGAAAACATTGAAGCTGTTTCTGGTAGAAATTACCACTTAATCTTAGATAATGGTGCTGCTGGTGGTCCTTATTTAAACACAGGTGGTGCTGGTGCATTTGCTTTAACAGGTTCTTGGCAATATTTCGCAAGTACACTTTCTGTAACTGGAGTTGATGCATCTAATACTGGTGCTGAAAACTTAGGAACAAGACAAAGACGTTTAATGTCAAGAATGCTTGCTGCTTCAAACATTATCTCTGTAAGAGGTAGAAGAGGACCTGCTACATTCGCAGTTTGTTCTGGAGGTGCTGCAAGTGGATTCCAAGATTGTGCTGGATTCGTTCCTTACCCAATCGCTAATACTATCAACCAAGTTCCTGGAGCATTGTATCCATTAGGAACATTAGCTGGTATTGCAATTTATGTTGACCCAGTTATGGCTTGGGAAGATGTTAGAATTGCATTAGGTAGAAAAGGAGACGGTAACACACCAGGTCTTGTATTCATGCCTTACGTTATGGCTGATACTGTTGAAACAATTGCAGAAGGAACTATGGCTCCGAAAATGCAAATGAAGTCTAGATATCAAATTGTTGAAGCTGGTCATCACCCAGAAACTATGTACCTTACTTTTGGTGCAGAAGATAAAGTTGATGGTGGATGGGCTTAATAGTCTGACTATATTAATATTAAAAGGGAATCATTTTTGGTTCCCTTTTTTTATGATTAAATATTAAAAGAAATATTGTCAAATGGAAATAATGCAAAATACGAATTTAACAAATCAAGATACTAATTTTTTACAAGCGTATCTAAATCATTTATCGGAAGAACAAAGAAAGGCATTTGTTGCTACTTATATGTATATTTTAAATGTAGGAATGGGTGATGCACAATTTGAATCACAAAACTTTGAATCTTTGTTAGAAGCAGAAGAATTGTCAATGTATAATTTAGATGAAGGACTTATTGGTAATGTTATGAACTTTTTAAAAGGTAAATCGGCAATAACAAAATACTACAAAGGTCTTGATGGCGCTGCAAAGAATTATGTTTCTAGTGCCAAGAAAATTGATAAAATGGATAAAGACAAAAGAGCACAATTTAGAAAATCCGAATTAGATAAATATGAAAAAAGTGTAAAATCATTAGATGACATCAAAAGTAAAATAGATGAATTAAAAAAAGATTCTAAAATTTTGCAAAAAATGGATTCATATGCTAATAATAAGTATAAATTAAAAATGTTTTTAACCGGTAGAAAAGCAAATGTCAGTCTTTCTAAAATGAAAGGATATGAAGAAGACATCGAAAAAATAAAAGCTGACCAAACTACTTTAGAAGACGATATTAAAAAAGCAAATGCCGAAGCTGAAGAACTTAAAAAGAAAAAGGAAGAAGAAGAAAAGGCAAATGCCGAAAAAGACAAAAATTCAAAAGGAGAACCCGAAACTACTGATACCCCGGAAAAAACCGAAAAGAAAAAAACACCAAAAGAAACAAAAGCCGAAAAGATTGAAACCGATACAGAAACCGTAAAGGCCGAAACTGAAAAAACAAAAGCTGATACTGCAAAGATTGAAGCCGAAGCTGCCAAAGAAAAAGCTGAAGAAGATGCTAAAAATGCTGGTAAAGAAAAGATAAAGAAAAAAATAGTTCAATTTAATAACACTAAGTTGAAATTAAAAAAAGAAATTGTCAATAATCCAGAAAAAAAAGAATCCAATGAAAAAGGTATTAAATCTTTGGATGATAAGATTGAAAATCTAGAAAAACAATTGGAAGAAAACAAAACTTTGTCTTTATCGTTTTTCTACGATTTAGAATCACTTAACGAAGAAATCAAATGCTTAGAAAACTCAATAGGAGAAAGACTATAAGAAAAGGATTTAGTTCTGATAGAATATATCAAAGATTATTATTAGATAAAGCAAGTTTTCAAGAAAAAAAAGTATTTGTAAAAAATAAATTTGCAAGAAAATACTTTGATGATGATTTATTTTGTAATATGTTAATTCAAAAAGATAAATTTTTCATAAACAAGATTACAGGAAATCAACCAAAAAGGTTATTTCCTTTTTATCCTAGTTATATTCCATTAATAGATGCAAATATAGTACTATCAAAAGATGAATACTATTGGACCGCAAATACTATTGAATATAATTGTATAAGATGTGGTGAACCTACTATTTCTTTTTTAGGTGATTTTAAATTAAAAAATGTTCTTTGTGGAAAATGCATTGAAGACCACTATATCAATAAAAAAGGAATATTCGACAAAAGATTACATGACCACGAATATTCTAAATTTAAACAAGATTTTTACACTATAAACAAAGAACATCAAAAAAAGTTATTTTCTAAACTAATCAAAAGAGAAAAATCTCTTTATGATACAGACAAATCTGTTGATAAACGATTAAAAGTTAGTTATACTGCTAAATTAAAAAATATCGAAAAGGTATATAACTCTATTGTAACATAACTTTAAGTACATAAGGTATCGTAATACCTTTAGAATTTAAAGCCATATCTGTTTTAACTTCAATAACATTATTTATTTCATCATCTACATATTTTAGTTCGGAATGAAACGAACCCTCATAGTGTACTTTTCCTTTTTTTGATACAACGTAGTGTTCAATGATAGAACAATTACACATTTCTATGTATATATGTAAATTCTTTCTTTTATCTCTGATTTCTTTGCGGACAATTTTTATGTTGTCTTTAAGAAAGGTTATTGCGGTTTTTAACTCTACATACTTTTCTCTAAGTCTTTTTGCACTTCTTTCTACGATAATATCTAAATCTTTTAATTTTAGGATAGTTCCGTGTAGTTCATAGATGTAATCAAAAAGTTTTTCACTTTCTTTATCTTTGTTTACGATTTCGTAGGTAGATATAAAAGATTCTAAATCTTTGTATCTTTTTTCTAAGGTTTCATATTCTTGAAACAAAAACCCTTTTTTTACGTTAGTATCAATTCTTTTTAGATATGCAAGTAATTTCCAATGTTTATGTTCTATGTCAATAGGTTCTTGTACAAACCAAGTATTAGGAAATATATTAGGTTCGTAGTTTTTATCTTTTATCGTAATTTTTTCAGTATCTATAAAATATTCTGATGCCATTTTGTTTTTAATTAGTGTATAATCTTTATGATATAAAATATTTAATATGAGTATAAAAAACAACATTTGGGTAGAAAAGTATAGACCATCTACATTAGAGGATTTAATTATTCCTGAAAGAGTTTATAATAAGTTCAAAGGGGGTAAATTAAATAACCACGTTCTATTACACGGTAGTCCAGGATTAGGTAAAACTAGTTTAGGAAAAATCATTGCTAAAGATATGGTTAGTTTAGAAATTAACTGTTCACTTGATACAAGTGTAGACAATGTAAGAACTAGAATAACAGAATTTTGTTCTAATATTTCTATCTTGAACGGAAAGAAAGCACAGAAAGTTGTATTGTTAGATGAGTTCGATGGTGTTTCTGAACAATACCTTAAAGCAATGAGAGGTGTTATTGAAAAATTTGCAAGTACAACTAGATTTATTGCAACTTGTAACTACATTCAAAAGATTCCGGACAATGTACAATCTAGATTCGATGTTATTGACTTTGATTTTCCTAAAGAAGAAGAACGCGATTTGATGAAAAAATATCTAATTCGTTTCAATCATATATGCAAACAGGAAGAGATGTCTGTTGAACCTAAAGTTATGGGCGCAATTGTTAAGAAACATTTTCCAGATTTAAGAAGTACAATTACCTTTTTACAAGGAATGTATGAAGAAGGTAAGAAAACTATTACCTTAGAAGATTTAAAAACTTTTACTGGCGAAAATAAAGAATTATTCGAGCACCTAATCAATTCAGGTGAATCTTTTATAGACCTTTATACATTTGCGTATAAGAACTACGTTAACAATGAAGACAACGTATTTGCATCATTAGGAAAAGAATTTATTGATTTTCTGATTGGTAAAGGTGCAGAATCAAATAAAATAGGTAATATAATTGTAGAGGTTGCCGACTACACTTATAAATCAAATTTTGTAATTGACAAATTTGTTACTTTATCGGCTTGTTTACAAAAAATTAAAAAGATTGTTAATGAATAAGTTTACTTTAATAATTGATGGAAATTACCTGTTATATTCTACACTAAGTGTTATGAAATTGTTTTCCAAGAATAATGAAATGTTCTTGAAAGGTAACAACGAAGAAACTCTTAGAAAAGATACTAACTTTTTATTAGAAAAATTATCTCAAATATATGCAAAGGACATTAGAAGTCTAGGTCCGATTATAGATGATGTTATAATTACAATAGATGATTCTAATTCTTGGAGAAAAGATTTGTATCTTACTAAAGATTACAAAGGAATTCAAAAAGATTTGTCATACAAAGGTAACAGAAAAAAAGATAAAAGTATTGATTTTTCTAATATTTTTAATGTCTTTGATTCTTTTGTTAAAGGATTAGCAATTAGTTGTAATCTAAACTTTAAAGCAATTCCAGGATGTGAAGCTGATGATTTAATTTTTGTGCATTCTAGTTACTTGAATAGTCAAGGTAAAAGTACTATAATCTATTCAGGTGATGGTGATTTAAAACAATGTGTAGGATTCGACAAAAGTAAAAATACTTTTACTATTCAATATCAAAAACAAAATAGAAAACTTTGGATTGATAAAGAGACTGCATTGTACTTAAAAGAAAATCAAAAGACATATGCTGTTGATTGCTTACGTTCTGTTGTTAATAATACAAGTTCTAAGTTATCCGTAGTTAATCCATTTGAAATAGTTATTGAAAAGATTTTAGGTGGTGATATATCTGATAATATAGTTCCTATCATAACTGAATCCAGACAGTATGGACCCAAGGCTAAAAAAGCTGGCCAATGGTTCAACACAGGGATTGCTGACGCAACTATAAAAAACATAAAGAAAGAAATTGATTTTTCTAAATTCAATGTAGAGGATTTGTTTCGTACTGATTTCAAAAGAAAACTAGCAAGTTCTGCTATTAGAAATTTTAAATCTCAAAACAAGTATTCTATCGAAGATGTTCAAAATAACGTAGATGTTAATATAAATCTTGTACTTTTACACAAAGATACTATTCCATCTTATTTGTACAATGATATTTTTAACTGGTCAGAAGAAACTTATAAAAAGAAAAAATGCGAAGTGCAAAAACAATTTAACTATAAAAATCTTTTAATGTCTATGAAACTATATGACAAGAAAGCACACGATAATTCAAGTAGTGCAAGTATCTTTAAAGAATTAGGATTATGATAGTAAAAACACCGTTTGATATAATAGGACAATTAGGAAAAGAAAAGTTCGATGACATTTCTAATATGGATAAAAAAAGACATGCTTTTATTGTCAATAGAATGTTATCCAGGGCATTACCAGAAGTATCTTTCAATATGACACATATGAAAGTATGTCCTGAAAGTACTGTTGATTTTTGGAATCAAGCATTTATTGATATGAATAAAACCGGACAAGGTATGAGAATGTTAGGTTATATCAGAAGAGTTCTAAGAGTTTCAATGGCCGGTGCAAAGAAAAAAGCAAAAAGTAAAGTTGATAAAGATATTGCTAAAAGTTTTATGCAAATAAGTAAAATGGGTACAAAGGAATTCGATATTTTGCTTCATTACTATGAAAAAGATTTGATTAAATATCTAAAGAAGTTTTCTAAAATGTTGAAAACTACGAAAGTATAGATATGAATATTAAAGAAAAATTTTGGATAGGAACTTTTATTAGTTTATGGGTTCTTGTTAGTACAGTAAGTACAATTCATAGTATAGAATTTTTTGAGTTGTCGAATAACTTATTCTTATCTTGGTGTTTAGCAATCGGATTCGAAATAGGTGCTATGGCATCATTAGGAGGTATCATAATTTCCAAAGGAAACAAAACTCTTATATGGGCATTGTTTATATTACTAACAACATTTCAAATACATGGAAATATGTATTGGGCATGGTCACATAGTAATGATATTTCTGAATGGACAAAACTTTTCGATATGGTTGATGAAGACCCGAATTTTACGAGAAGAGTTTTTGCATTTATTAGTGGTGGAATATTGCCTTTAGTTTCGTTAGGTTTCATTAAATCGTTAATGGACTATCTTGCACCTAAAGAAGAAGTTCCTGTAACGGAGGATACAAAAATTCATACGAATAATGTAACAAAGGATACAGAAATTCCTACGAATATTGTAACAGAAAGACCAAATGCAACTGAATTAAATAAAAAGAACGTAGATGCAAAGTCATCCAAATTGGGAGATGTCGTAAATGATGCAGAAAAAGTTGTTAATTCAATCGGAGAAAAATAATATAAGTTAAATGTCAAGTACTAAAAAATGCATAATTAAAATAGATGAAGATGGTCCTAGTATAGTATCAAACGGTAATGTTGTGGCAAGTGATTTAAGATTAACACTAAAAGATTATTTACCTAGTGTTACTAATTGGACAACTTGGAATGGTATATTGAATAAAGGTGATGAAATTTCAATAACTACACCTTATAAATTTATTGCTCTTAGGGCAAGAAATAATAATACATCTACTGGTAGTACAATTAAAGCAACCGATGGTTCTATTGACTTAACAAGTGCTTGTTTACCGGCAAATAATTCACTTGCAAATAATTGTGGATGCAATGCTGGTTCTACATCTACATCAGAAGTACTATTAGATTTTGAAATGAATCAATTTACATCTTATGCACTTGATACTAAAACAATTTATTCTGATAATGCACTATTATTCGATTGTTCACATGGTCCAACTGCGGCTGGTGTTACGGGATGGTCTGGTTGTACTTGTATAGATGTTGCTAGTTGTGGCGGAACAGGAGCAACATCAGCTGCAATAGGAATAACAGGGGCAACGGGAACTTGTGTTGTTGGTGGTGCAACAGCAGTAGCAAAAGGGGTTTATGAATATTCGTTTACTGGATATCTTGAAAACAACAATTTGATAATTAAATCAAGTGCTGCGGAAAATGAATATAAATGTAAGTTAGATTATTACGCATATACAAAAGTAGATAATGAATACATATTGTTTATTTTTAATAACACGCTCGGAAAATGGGTTATTGTTAAATTAGACCAAAAAATAAATGACATTGTGCAAAATAAAACTGCGTATAATATCATTGAACTAATAGAGTGGTCTGAAAGTAATTACATATATAATAATAGTAATATTTCAATGCCCTCTAAAATAGGATATACGAGCACTAATATAAATTCTTTTACAGGAACAATATCTGAATTAGATAGTAATATGCCCGTAACTTTTAAGATGAATAGTTTATTTATAATGGAATCTGATAACTTTAAAGGTAAGATTATATCAAAAGTAAATAACCTAGATGTCAACATAATGTTAGCAATTTAATTTTTAATTTTTAATACATATACAAATGAGTGAAGCAAAACAAGAAGCGCAAGTTTCAAATTTAAACCAAGCAATTTCTGTACTTATGCAAGCTGCAGAACAAGGTAGAAGAGCTGGAATTTTCGAATGGGAAGATTTAGATTACATTTCTCAATCTCTTAAACTCTTAAATGCTTATGCAAAAGAGCAAGAAGGAACATCTCAAGGTTCCGAACCAGCAACAGAATCAAACGATGTCGTTTTAGAACCTACTAAAGACTAGTAGATGACTGAAACTAAAATAGTATTAACTATGATAGTAAAAGATGAGGAGCACGTAATTGAACGTGCTCTGAATTCTTGCTATAAAATGATTGATTCTTATTGCATAGTAGATACTGGTTCAACCGACAAAACAAAAGAAATCATAAAGACATTTTTTGATTCTAAAGGAATTGATGGAAAGATAGTTGACTTTGAGTTTACTAACTTTGAAGAATGTAGAAATCAAAGTATAGAACACGCAAAAGATTTAGGTAATTATGGATTTTGGATGGATGCTGATGAAGAACTTAAATTAGATAAAACGTTCAATAAACAAATCTTAAATGAATTTGTAAAGACCAACAAACCTGACCAGATGCTTATACAATGCGAATATGGTGGTATGAAATATCAACGTGCTCAATTTTATAGATTTGACAATGACTATTTTTGGTATGGTCCTGTACATGAAGTTCTACAAACAAACAATCCTTCTAAAAATTTCAAATTTGATTTTGGTCATATGTTTATTACGCCAGATGGAAATTCTTGGCAAACAGAAGATATTGCTGTAAAGTATGAAGACCATGCAAAAATTCTTTTAAAATATCAGGAAGATAACGACTGGAAAGACCCGAGATGGACTTTTTACTTGGCACAATCTTATAGAGATGCTGCAAATATTGTTCTTGCAAAAAATGAAAAAGATGAACGTGGATTGAAATTGTGTAGAAAGGCAATTCAATATTATACTGAAAGAACTAAAATAAACACGCACTTTATAGAAGAAATATATTATTCACAATTAATGATTGCTCGTTTAAGTTATCATATAAACACACAAGAATTTATATTTCAACATTTACTTAAATGTGAAGAGTTTAATGTTTCAAATCGGGTAGAGCACATATTCAATATGGTATCTTTCTTGCAATCAAACAATTTACATAAAAATGCATTGATATACTTAAAAATGGCATTAAAGTATTTGAAAGAAGGTTTAAAAGGAGAATTATTTGTAGAACCTTTTGCATATGATTGGGGAATTTATGATATGTACGGAGTTTCTTTGTACTATACAGGAGATAAAGAAAAAGCATTAAAATATTTTAAACACGCATTAAAAAAAGCAAAAAATGGAAACACAGGAAATATTGACCTTAAAAGAATGTCAAATAATGTTGAATCCACTGAGAGGGAACTTCAACAACGAAATAGTAGAAATGGAAAAGGAAGTATCAAAATCTGATGACATTTTAATTTTTACTTTTGGTGATAATAAAATAGAATTAATTAAGAGTGAATTTCCTATTTATGGTAGAAATAGTGGTGTCAAAGACCTGGATGTAAAGATAAACGGTTTTGAAAAATCATTAAATACATTAACAATAGAAGACGACTGTCTTACCATGACATTTTACTAATGGAAAAGAAAAAGATAACATATTTCGATACTACTAAAAAGTTACTAAAGAACTTAGAAAATTGCACGGATAAAGATATTGATAATGATTTTGTAAAAGAATCTTTAAAAACATTAATCAGTATACTTCAAACACAAAATTCTTTTTTAGAGTATTTAGTAGAACTTGATGAAAATATGGAATTAGTTTCTGATGATACAAAAATAATAAAGGGTATGATATGTTACATAAGAGGTCGTAAACGATTTGGTAAAATTGTCAATATAGATACTGAAAGAAATATATATTCTTTAAAGGTTTTAGGTACAGGAGAAATGTTAAATGTAACTAAAACAGACTTTAATATATAGATTAAATAAAATACATTAAATTTTATAATATGAGCGATAACAACGATTTAACACCAGAAGAAAGAGCTTTGCGTGGACTAGATAATGAACCTAAAAAAAGTTCAGCGGAAAAACAAGGTTTAGATGATTTAGAAAATGCTATAAACGAAGCACCTAAAGAAGAACCTAAAATAAAATCATTAGGTAAAGTAGAAAGAACAGATTATACTAAAGATTCTGTTGAACAAACAGAATTAAAACATGGATTCTTTTCAGTAGATGTTACAGAGTTTCCATCTAAAGGTAGATTTTATCCTAGAGGAACTAAAGTAAGAATCAAGTCAGCAACGGTAAAAGATATTAGAACTTTTTCAGCACTTGATGAAGAAAATCCATATGAAGTTGATGAAGCATTAGTAGATTTACTTAGTAATTGTGTACGTGTTTCATTTCCTACTAAAGTTGGTTCTTGGAAAGATATTTTAGAAGAAGACCGTTTAAATCTTATTTTAAGTATCAGACAGCTTACATTTGCAGAAGGAGAAAATAAAATTTCTTTTAAAGTTAAATGTGAATCTTGCAATACAGAAAATGATATGGAAATTATCAACGAAAACTTTCAAAAGAGAGCGCTCAATGAAAAGATTGCCAAATACTATTCAGAAGAAACCAGACGTTTTGATGTTGAAACTAAGACTTATGGTATCATTAATATGAAACCTCCTACCATCGGTATTATGAGAGTAATAAACAAATACATCAAATCTTTACAAGAAAAAAATGAAAATATTAAAGAGTACTTACCTTTCTTAAAGACTGTACCTTATATGGTAGAAGAATGGAGAGGATTTTCACTTGATGATATGAGCAATTACAGAATGGAATTCATACGATGGAATGAAAAGAAATTTTTAACTTTTACCAAGTTAGTTGAATTAGCTGCAGTTTCAGTAAAAGAAAAAATGCTGAAACCTTGTACTAAATGCGGTGACCCAATAGAAGCCAATATAGAATTACCTACTGGAATCAAAGGTTTATTCATAGAAGAAGGTATCTTAGATGATGAATTAATGTAGAGTAAAAAGAATACCACAAGGCAACCGTTTTGGTTGCCTTTTTTTTGGTTAAATAAGAAAAGAAATAGATACAATATGAAATCATTAAACGAATTCTTAAACGAAGAAGAAACTTACAAAAATTATGTAGGTGAATTAAAAAATGCATTCAGAAAGACTGGAATAGAAGAACATCTATACGATAATCAATTGGCAGTTTCTGCATCAGGTTGGCCAATTGGACATCCAAATGGAAGTATAGGAATTACTTTTTGGTTGATGGATGATGATATTGATATCAAAAAATTACAAAAGGTTGCTAAAAGTTTTGCTAAGAAACATGGATTTATTGCATCAACTTTCTATCCGGAAGGGATACAATCAAATGCCGATAGTTCTAAATCACAAGATTGGTCAAACAAGGCAGCACAGCGTTCTAATTTCGTATATGGATTTACTTTTTACAATGAAGGTAACGATACAGCAAAGAAAATATATACAATATTAAAATAATAGATACAGTATGAAAGCATTAAACGAATTTTTAAACGAAGCAAAGGATGTAGGACACTACGAAAGAGTAGGAAATCAAACTATTGTTGATAGTAATTTTGTAAATTACAGTAAAGGATGCCTTCCGGATTCTGAATTAGTACATTTAGGTATGGGAGATTTTCAATTGAAAACACCTAAAGGTAATATAACTTTTAATCGCTCTGGTAAATTAGAAGGAATCGGTCAAGACTTTGTAGGTAGACCACATAGAGCAACCGATGACAAAGGTGGTAAAGTTCTTGATGAATTAATAAAGGTGATGACTAAAAAGAAAAAGGCGGTACTAAGTATGTCCGGAATGAATGAAGCCAAAAAACCAGTTACTTCTGTATTAGATGAAATGCAAAGTTATGCAACTTCATTTGGTGGTTCTAGTAATTCTGAAATAGATACAGATAAATTCAAAAAAGCATTGAACAAAGTTAAATTAGACTTAGTTCCTTCAAAAGGACTGTGGTATCATAAGAACATTGTAAACAGTAAAAATAAAGTAGTTTCAGGAATAAATATACAAGATTCTACTTACAAGATAAAAACATCACTCGGTAGAGCTCAATGGTACAATTGGTCAAGTGATGACAAAGTAATAAAACATATACTAGGTAGTTTGAATGAAATAAATCAATACACAGGAGAAGCTGAAAAATCAGAAAAGTATTGGGATACTAAATTCAAGAAAGCAATTAAATTGTTTCCTACATGGGCTGATGAAAAGAGAGATATAACAAACGAAATTAGACAAGTTTATAACGAACGAGTATTAGATGTTATTAAAGGAGACAAAGGATATGTTGAACCGATTGATAGATATGAAAATGATGCTGAAGTTTATATTAAATTTGCAACTGACCTTTGGAATAAAATGAAAGGAGATGTTATTGCAAAAGAATATGCACTTGAAGATTATGTTCGTTGGCTTAGATAAAATTAGATAAAATTATGAAACACTTAAACGAATTTTTAAACGAAGCAAAGAACTATGGTACTAAAGTTGGTAATCTTAGTAAAAAAGATTTGGAATCTACTGAAACACTTAGAGATGCACTACAAAGTAAAACCAAAAAAGGTATTGTAGATGATTATGAAGAAGAAAAAACTATGTTCGGTAAAGTATATCCATCTAGAGTTTCTATCTTTACTTATGGTTCATCACCTGATGATAGAGATGGTAGTCAAAAATTAGTAGAACTATTTGCAAAAGACGGTAAACTTTATCTATATGGATTCAGAGCAATAAGAGGTAATAAAATTAATGATGAAGCATTTAATGGTAGACTAAGAAACGAAACACCAGGTGGGCTTTCTGGTAGTGCTGATTACTTTGGAACAGAAAATAAAGGAATACAAATTACAACAAAACAATTAAATCAACTATTAGGTATGATTGAAGCACAAGCAAGTGCCGAAGGACAAGCATTTGCAAACTTCTATAAAGATTGGAAAAATCCAGATTAGGATATGAAAGTATTAAAATAAATTAATAAAGACTATCATTTTTGGTAGTCTTTTTTATGATTAAATATATTACTAAACTTAGTATATGAGAACACCAACTGTTAGGTTAAAGATGAAAGATATCTTTAAGTCAATGAAAGTTGATTTACGGTCATTTTATAAAAATAGGGTATATGTTCAACATCACTTGCATATACAACCATCTGAAATAGATGTTCTTTGTTATTACGAATATCAATGGATGTTAAAAGACCTTGTTGATATGTTAAAAGAACAAAATGGTGACAAATCCAGTTCACGAAATGAAGCAAATGAACAAATGGACAAAATGAAATCCGATGCAAGTAAATATACTAAAGGATTTGGTGGGAATAAGATGCCCAAAATGGGTAATTTCAAAATGCCCAAGTTATAAAATATATTAATTTAGAAATGGGTGAAAACTTAGTTGCTGGAATATTAAAGAATATAGAAACATTGGCCAATGTCAATGCAAATCAAAACGTAGCAATTCTTACCGGTATTAAGAAAACTAATACTCTTTTATCTGACCAAATAGGTAAAGAATTATCAAAGCAAACTAAGTTGTTAGAATCTATGGTTTCTATTTTACTTAAAGGATTGAAAGGAAAACCAAAGAAAGAAGAGTCACCTAAAAAATTTGGTGGTGGAGCACTTGCCGCATTTGCCGGAATGGCAAAACTGCTTAAAAAAAGAGCACCAAAACACATATCAATATTATCAGGAGCTATTAGAGGATTGGCAGAATCAATGAAATTATTAATAGAAACTATCAATAGTATGGATACTGAAAAATTCGATGCATTCATAAAAATATTTGATATTGGTAAGAAAATATTATTATTTGCCGTATTTATTGCTCTTGCCGGCCCATTGTTGGCAATAGGTCTAATTATAACCATACCTTTACTTTTCTTAATATTTTTATTTTTTGACTTAGTAAGTAGAAACGATAAAGGAATCAGAAGTGGTATTAAAACTTTGATGTTTATGGCAATATCAATCGGTATTCTTGCTTTAGTAATAGCATTCACTCTTGCTTATATGGGAGGTGGAATGGAAATGTTAAAAGCATTTGGAATTGTTACCCTTTCGATAGTAGTACTTGCTTTTGGATTATTCCTTGTAGGAAAAATAAAAGGTGATATAGTTATGGGGGCATTGGCAATGTTAGTTGCCTCAATTGCAGTGTTGGTATTGTCTTTTGCGGTTTCTATATTTGCAATGTCAGACATTGATATTGAAGACGTAGGTTTATTAGGATTAACAATTGTAGGATTGGCGATTGCTATGGCAATTGCCGGTGCGGGACCAATCCCAGGTTTTATAGCATTGGGTGGTGCTGCAATGATTGTAGCGGGAGTGTCTGTACTTATTATTGCAGCTGCAATGGCTGTTTGGTCTAAGGCAGACGTTAAACTAGAAGATGTTGGTGTATTAGGTGCTACAATTTTAATGATTGGAGTTGAATATGCAGCAGCAGGGCTTGGTGCATTATTTATTGGTGCCGGTGCGGCAGTAATGTTGCCGGTTTCTATTTCAGTATCGTTAATAGCATCAGCATTAAAAGATTTCAGTGATGCTGAATGGAGTTCCGATAAAAATGATTTATTCGGTGATACGATTGAAAATCTAATTACATCTTTCAAGAAAGTATTCAAAGACCTAAGTTTTAAGGAAATGCGAAAAATACAAAGAGGTGCTAGATTGTTAGGTAAAATCGGAAATTCGTTAACTAATCTAGCAGAAGGTCTTGGAGATTTTGCAGCCGGTAAAGCACCAATATATGAAGGTACAGAAATAGTTGGATACAAAATGTTTGATTCAAATTTAGGTGAACAAGTAAGTTTAACAATCAAATCGTTGGTAATGCCATTAATAGATAAAGATGCTATATTAGCAAGATTAGGAGCAGGTGCAGATAGATGGTGGAGGGGTGACCCAGTTGCTAAGGGTATCGAATTACTTGGACAACTTGGAAATAGTTTAGGTAGTTTTGCAGCCGGTATAGGTGCATTTGCTAAATTGAAAATAGTAAAAATGGAACAAGACCCTGTTACTGGTGAAATAACTACTAAAGATACCGGAGAAAAAATTAATCCACAACAAATAGGTCTTTCTATCAAAGCTTTAGTTACCCCATTAGTAGGTGAGGATTCTGTGTTAGCAGAATTAGGAAAAGGTGCCAGCTATTGGCGTCAAAGTAACATCGGAAAAGGTGTTGATTTATTAGGAGAATTAGGAAACGCATTGGCAGATTTTGCTTCTGGAGTTCAAGCTTGGGCAGATTTTAAGATTCCTATATTTGGAGAGGCCGGGACTAAAAACGCTACTAAAGTTGTAAGATACGAAAAATTAAATCCTACCTTTGCACAAGACATTGGTGATAACTTAAAAATAATGATTGAAGCACTAACAGTGCCAATAACTAATTTAGGAAAACAAGGTGGAGATTGGTGGAGAAGTTCTGATTATGAAGACGGAATCAAGATGTTAGGGGGATTAGGAGGGCCACTAGAATCGTTAGCAAAAGCAGCAGAAACTTTTGGTAAAGCTAATTTTTCGAAGGAAAAAATAGACGCAAATCTTTCAGCAACAATTGGTACATTGATTAGTCATATTGGTGATAAACAAATGGACGATGTATCTAGTAACAGTATAGATAGGGCTGAAGATGTTATTGAGTTGTTTACCACTTATGCCACAAGTGTTTCAAAACTTAATACTATAAAAAACCCTAAAGATTTTAGTAAATTGTTTATTGACATAAAAGAGTCTGTTAATGGATTAGAATTTGGAAGATTGAATAAGTTGGTTTCACTAACACATAATATGGCCAATTTTGCAGAGGCTATAGACCGAGGAGGAGGAAGATTTCTTCAAGCCATAGAAAAATTAGTAATTGCAATTGGAGAAGGAGGGCAAAGTAGTGTCGATTCAAATGTTGCACCTACTGTCGCATCAGAAGGTGGAACACCTGTGGACTTAACACCACTATTGGAAGAACTTGAAGAAATTACAACAGTTCTTCGTGGAGGTATTGATGTTACTGCTACAAATGATAGTCTTTTCAAGTAAGTTAAATATCATAGAAGATAATTTTTTATGTTATGAAAACAAAGAATTTCAGCGAAGAAGATACAGAAATTCTCTTAGAATATTCTAATGCGAAGACTAAATCAAAACCTATGGAAAAAGAAAATAAAGATAGTGGTATCAAAACCTTTAAAAACAATATTGCAGTATCTAAGTTTAAATGCAAAACAAAAAATCAAAGTGAAATAGTAAAATCTATTAGTAACAAAAATACTACTATTACTATTGTACATGGTAAACCAGGAACAGGAAAAACTTATTCAGCAATTCAAGGAGCACTAAAAGCATTTAAAAACGGTTCATACGATAAAATATATTTATGTAAATCCGTAAAGACCTTAGATAATAAATCGGAAGATATTGGATTTCTAAAAGGTACAATGGAAGATAAAATTGCACCCTTTTTATTTTCGTTTGATTTCAACTTTAAACAAATAATTAATCCAGGTACTTATGAAATGGCAAGACAAACACAAGTCATTGAATTTTTACCACTTGCTTATATACGAGGTATAGGATTGAATAATTGTGTTATAATCTTAGATGAAGCACAAAATATAAATAATGCTATTTTAAGAACCGTATTGTCTAGAATAGGACAAAATTGTAAATTGATTATCTTAGGAGATACCCAACAAAAAGATAGTTCATCAGGACAAACTTCAGGATTAGAATTTTTAATTGAAAATTTTCAAGACATAGAGGGGTTTCACGTAGTTAAAATGACTAAAGAAGACCAAAGTAGAGCAGACATCATAAATAAGATAGAAGACCGTTACGATGAGTTAGAATCCAACGGTAAAAGAGTTGCATAGAAATATTTTATATACCTTAAACAAAAAAAGGGAACTATTAATTTAGTTCCCTTTTCTTTTTAATTTATTTTACTATACTTGTTGTTCTGTGAAATAATCACTTCTAAAAGTAACTTCCATTTCTAATGGGTCACCAGATGCATAATCTAATGCCAATTCAGGTAAATCACCATTTATGAAACAGTCATGGAAAGTTCTTTGCCAATGAATATCACCTACTCTATTGTACATAGTAACTATAATTTTTGCTTGGTCAGTATAGTCTTTTTTAAGACCCATTTCCCCAGTCAAAGGATTATAACCTAATCTTTTCCAATCTCTAAGAGTTTTATAAACATACATTTCATTGTCATCGTTTAAGTTCAATGAAAATGCAATTGCTAAATCAACAACCGTATTTGTAGGAACTGTACTTAAAAAAGAACGTTTTGATGTTTTAAATTCTTGTTCAACTACTTCTTGTCCCATTTCTGTTGTAAGACCACCGATAGTTCTAACATGTTCTAATAACAATTCACCTCCACCTACACCTGGTGGTGGTAATATCGTAACTTCAAATAAGTTACCGGCAACAAATTCCCATTTGTTTACGGATGCCTTTGAATTTTTGTAGTGTGGTAAACTTGCCATATTCTATAATTTTTTTTATCTTTTAATTAAAGATACAGAGAACACTTTTAAGTTCTCTATATCTTATTTAATCATTTTTTATGCTACTGAAAATTCTCCCAATGCAATTGCTCCTGTTTTAAGTATAGTAACTCTTTGTACAAGTTTACCTAAACCTCTAACCGGTTCCAATGCAATATCAATAATACCCATATCATTATCAATAACCTCTGGTGTATTATTTACGGTATTCATAATAGTTTGATAATCGAAAAGACCACCATCGTTCAATATTTGACTTAGGAAACCATCAACTAAAGTTTTAATTTCTAATCTATTTTGAACAGTATTGAATTCCCATCTATAACTTTTAAGAATTTGCTCAACAGTTTCTTCAATGTATATCAATAATTCTCTTACGTGAATACTTGACAATGCAGATTTTATGTTTTGTTGTGCTGTTTGGTTAGCATTGATTACGTTTCCGAAACCTCTGTTTGGCACAATAACATTTAATCCGAATGGTTCAAGAGAATCTAAACCAGCTCTATCATAAATGTATTCAACACCTACAACATTGTTTCCAGATACTACACCTCTTCTTGGTCCTGCAATTATAGAGTAAGGTTTATCACTTCTATATTTTGCCATAAAGTTATTAGATATATATGCAGCTGGTGGAACTAATTTAGTACTTGGTCCTTCTCTCAATACTAAGTACGGATGATAGAAACCACAGTAGTTAGAACCTTGATTTAAACTTGGTAACGAGAATGTGTTACTTGGGTTCAATGCTTGGTTACCACCGGTACCAACATATCTTGGGTCATAATCAGCTCTACTGTTAAGTTTGAACAAAGGATTCGTAGAATCATCAAGTTCTTTAACAGAAGGAGCATTCAAAATTGCAAATGCAAATTGTCTATTTTTACACAATGCTGATAAAACATTTTTAGAATTAGGTTCAACTAAACCATCAAATGTATCAACAATATATCTAAATGTAATTGCTTCTTTATCAGAAAGGGCACCATATAATCCTGTATCAGTTAAAACTTTTAAGATGTCATTTTGTCTACCCGGAGTTCCATCAGGAATTTGTTCTGCTCTCATTGTAAATCCGTCTAATCCTTGTACATTATAATTTGTTACAAAGTTTGCAACTGACTTATATCTTTCAACAGTATCATTAGTTGTACCGAAATATATAGGGTCAAGTGTTTTAACCGTTACAACATTAGTAGTTGTATTTTCTTTTACAGACAATATTCTAGTAAATCTAGTGTTTCCTGTTCTAGGGTCAACTTTAGTTTTAGTTGAACCAACAGTAAATCCTCTTACTAAGAAATCGTCCGGAGTAATATCACCTACACCGTAAGTACTAGCTCCACCAACGGCATATGAAAATTCATAGTCGTTAATTTTAGTTACACCACTAAATGACTTATTAATTGCGCCCGTTTTTGATTTAATTGTCAAACTAGCTTCGGATGCATTAATAGTTGTTGGTGTTAATCTATAAAAAGATATTTGATGTGAAAGAACATCTGAACTTAATGCAGTATCTAATGCATCACCAGTACTTCCATTGGCAACATCAGATACTATACTAAATGTATCAAAAACCGTAGGACCAGTAGAAGTTATTACATCATCACCACTTGAAATTGTACCGGCAAGATAATCTTCTCCGGCTTCATTAGTTTTTGTAATGATATAACTATCAATAGTTGTTGAAGTATCTAATGCAAGAATTCCAATATTTGGATTACCTATTACTGCTTCATTAGTGGAACCACTTAGACCTGAGGAATCGAAAAATATTTCATTTCCGGCTTCGTCTTTTGGATGAATTAGAATTTCTACTCTATCAAATAATACATTAACTGCTTTTACAAGTGCAAGTGTAGTATTTCCGGCTGTTTTTGAACAACTCATAAACGAAACATTTGGTTTAATAGATGTCGCATAAGATGTGAACTCTGCAGTAGAAGTAAATGCTTCCGTATCTGGCGCATCGGTTGATGTTGCCCCAAAATTAAAAAGTACTATTGTATCTTCTTTTCCAGCAGGAGTTGCATACGGAGATGTTCCTGTTGTTTGTATTATTGCAGTAGCAGTAGCTGAATTGTTAGATGCTATATTTGCCTGGAAAGTTTTTTCTCCGGCAGTATATGCTTCGGCAGAATAAACTAAATTTTCTGTAATACCTCCC